TTAATCATCGAGAGATCCGAAAAGCTGAAGTTGGGTTGTGCTCACGGAAGCCGCTTTTGGCTCCCGTGCCCTAATCCATTTTGGCTCATCAGGGTCTATCGACTCTGCAGCGGCCGGTTTCCATTCGAAGAAACCCAGTGCGCCCAGGGCCGGAACGAACTCGACCGGGTGAGTGTCTTTCAACAGCAGCCCCTTAGGACCAAAAAACCACTCGCTATCCAGGTCTGTGACGATGTCGGCGATCGTGGTAACGCCGATGATGCCGCCGCGCTGGAGGTCTGCAGGGGCGGGGCAGGTAACGCCGAGCGTGGCCATAAAGTCCGCTGCTTCCTCATACTCGGCCCGCGTCATACCTTTGGAGGCATGGACGCAGCATTCGCCTCGGAACTTCAGACCAGGATTGCCTTTTTTCCAGCTTCGGTTTTCGACCGTCTTATTGGCGTAGACGATTGCCCATGCCCACGGCTGCCGAATGGATAGCGCTAATTTTGGGAGGTTGAATGACATCATACGGGCGACCCTTTCAAATAATCAGCTTCGGCTATCATACCGCGCCCAGCCCTCAACTCTTCGATCCGGTGGATCATCGCTTCAGCGCGCTCAACGACGTCAAGGCGATTATTTGCGTTTCCCCACGCGATTTGCAGACGGCTTGTGTGAATGACTGGCCCAAACTTGTCAGTGAGAATGGCGCCAGCAGCGATCGCGAGCGCTTTTTTTGAAAGCGCAATGTCGAAGTGGACCCAGGAGGCGTCTCGATGCTTTCCAAATGACAAGGTCTTGTGACCCTGTATCCATTTCCGCTGGACGCCAATCTTGTCCACCATAGCTAAGAGCTCGTCGTCGGTGTCCGCCCAAAGATGACACATCACCATGTTGCCGAACCGGTGACGTACGTCATCAACGTATACTGCCATGGGTCACCTTTTAGCTTTTGTGAGATCATCGTGATGCTGTTCGCATGGCGCATGTTTGCCGCCGCCGAAGACATAGTCGCGCCACGGTGTCCAGCACCATTGACCATCCCGGTTTCGCAGGAAGCCCCACGCGCGTCCGGACCGGCCCCGCCACACAAGTGTGATGATGCGGCCTTGGTCGAAGCGTGGGTTGCGCTCCTTGCCATTGTAAAGGGCTATTGGCGTGGAGTATCGACCAAGGACGCGATGGCAATGCGTTGCGGGCCGGTAGTGCAGGCGAAACGCGCGAACGACTTGGCGGCGGGGATGATATTGCATCGGAAGCGGACCGCTCATCCATATCGGTTCCGCTACTTCCTCCACATAGCTCGTTAGCGGAAACGTCCAGAAATCCCATGGGTGATCATGGTGATCCGGATCGTTGTCTCCGCGGTAGAATATGTGAAGGCGCAATCGGCCGATCCAATATCGCCGCATGTAAGGAGTGCGGCTCTTGCCAGCATCATCAAAAATTGTGTGCGCACCGATGAAGCGATCAGTCATTCGCCGCCCTCCTGCTTTGCGGGTGCTGCGGGGAGAGCGCTCATAGGCAAGTAGTATTCAGGCCATGGCGCTTGCTGTCCGTGGTTGGCGGTTCCGGCATATCTCCATGTCTCAAGAAACGGCTCTCCATTGTTGGTCTTGTAGACGTAATCGATTTGGCCGGAACGATGGCGTATCAATCCCACCGTCCCGCGTGGCGCTTGATCGGCTGGTAGCCACCCCGCCACGTCCTGCACTTGTGCGGAGAGGACGGCAATAACGTTTTCATACGCGAGAATGCGGTGCTCTATCTGTTCTGCCCCGATGGTTGGGCCGCCCCATTGCCTGCGCTCAAATAGATCGTCTTTCGACTTCTTGATCATCGACGTGACGATCTCTACGGCTTTCGATGTCACCGGTGACGCGGGCGTCGGTGGGTTGAAATCCTTCAGCGCAAACGAGCGCTCGACGTTCTTTTCCACATCGATGGCAATCAGCAGCCATTGCGGTTCTGGATGCCACTCCGTCGCGCCGAATTCCAAGCGGATAGGTAGAATTTTGCGCGTGGAAATCTCGCCGCGCCAATTTTTGTATGGCAATGCCAAGGGTTCAACAGGCTTAGGCGAATGGCCTTTCGATCTGGCTCCGCGGAAAAGATAGACAACCTCCGTCGGGCCTTTAGTGCCCGCAGCTGCGATTTTTTCGATGTTCTCAACATCGCGGCTCAGATACTCGCAGCCGAGATAATCCACGGTTATGGCGGCGTATGGCTCACCGTCACTGAAAATGATATCAGTCGGCTCGGGTAGAACGGCGATCGTGCCTGGCTGAAGAGAGGCCGCGCGTAAAGCTTCCGTATCAAAATCTTCAACGGGCTCGATCCGGACACTTGTCATCGCGATCACGCCGGCTGCAAGCGCATCAGCCCACCGCTTCTTAACGCCAGCCGGGAGATCGTCCCACTTTTTCCCGTATTCGCCGGTCATGAAGTTTTCGTAGAGCGCCCGGGCTGGGTTTGGAGTGATAGATTTTTCAGCCGTGAGCATTGGCGCGTCCCCTCACTTCCATGAGATCGGAAAAGGTGCAGAGGAAGCTCGCGGCGAACCGCTGGCTTAGCTCATTCTTCTCGTCTCGGCCCATGTGATGATTGGCAATCTCGAGCGCTGATACCGCGCCGAGTACCATCAGTTTATTTTCGACGGAAAGACCCTCAAGGATCTGCTGGATGACGTTCGTCGCTTGTAGTGTGGTTTGATCCATGTTCATCGCCTCACACGCGCATCGGCATGAGAACGATGAGATTTTCCTTATGGTCGCCGTCTGCACGAAAGATCGTGGGGCTAGTGCTCTCCCCAAGGGCAATACGAACGGTGCCTTCTGGCAGGTGCTCAAGCGCCTCGAGGACGTATTTCGCGTTGAACCCCGTTTCCATTTCAGCCTGCCCCTCATAAGCAACCTCGTCTTCCGCGCTACCGGCATCAGGATTGGTCACGAGGAGCTTCAGAGTGCCTTCCGAAAAATGGAACTTCATCGCCCGGCCGCGCTCGGTTGAAACCGACGACACACGGTCGACGGCCGAGGCGATCGCTTTGGCATCCGCCGTCACGTCGGTGGCGTTATTGGCGGGGATGACCCGGACGTAGTCAGGGAAAGTGCCGTCGATCAGTTTCGACACGAGGCGTGTCCCGCCGACAGTGAAACAAATCCTTGCATCGCTGAGCTCGACGAAAACGTCGCCATCTTTCGGCAGGATCTTCGAGAGCGTCGCGACCGTCTTGCGCGGAATGATCACGCCGGGCGCATCTTCTGGAACGTGGTCGATCATCACGATCCGCTTTGCGAGGCGATGCCCGTCGGTCGCAACGAACAGCATGCCATCAGTCGTCGGATGCATGTAAATCCCGTTCAGATAGTAGCGGGTCTCTTCGGTTGAGATCGCAAAGCCCACCGCCGCAATGGCAGACTGTAGGGCTTTCGCCGGTATCGTGAACTTGTGAGGCAAGTTGCTGACATCCATCGACGATAGATCGCTGGGCGGCAGGGCCTGCAATGAAAACCGTGATCGGCCCGCTTTGAAGATCACCGAATCGGGAGAGCCTTCCCGCTCTTTCGCCTCGGCCGATATATCCGCTCCGTCCGGGAGCTTGCGGACAATATCGCGAAGCAGGTGGGCTTGGACGCTGAACGGCTGAAAATCCATTGCGACGGTAGCCGAGAACTCCACCATGGCTTCCGTATCGAGATCGGTCGCCCGAGCCCGCAGACATCCGTCAGTCCGCTCGATCGCGACGTTCGCGAGGATCGGGATGGTGTTCCGTCGCTCGACTACATCGCTGGAAAGCGCGAGGGCGGCGGCAAGGGCTGATTTGCTGGCTGTGAACATGCTTATTCCTCCGCGCTTTCGGCGTCTGTTGCTGGCTGCTGGATGAGTGATTTGCAGTCGTCGGAAATGCGAAAACGGAAGGTTGGTGACCAATAGGCCGTGCTGATCACGACGCTGACCGGTTCCAACTCATTGGCACATTCCGCGTAGATCCTGGCGAACTCGTCGAGCGTCTCTGCAAAGGTCTCCCTTTCATAGTCCCAGAACGAGTTCGGTTCCGATTGGGTGTGTTGCTCAACAGGGATCGCTCGGGTTGTTTCTTCTCCGAACATATCGACGGTTTGAGCGCATCGTGGCGAGTTCCCATGGCTGCCGTCCGGGTTAATGGTCACCTCGATGTTTCCGCGGCGTTCCACAAACTCGAATGCAAGAATGTCGCCCGCGTTGAACATTGCTGGCTGACCGGCCTCTTCTTCCGTCAGAAATGGCAGCCATGCCTCAGGGGAAGATTTACCTTCAGGCAAGTCCTCATCGACCATGAACGTTGGGTACCAGGTTTTCTCTGAAGTCATGGCTGCTGCTCCTGTTAGGCCTGCATTTCCGGAATGCCCTGGAAGCTTGGCAAAGCGGTATCGGCCGCGGCGCGCGTCAGGTCATCGCGCACCTGCTTGGTGACGTAGTGGTCGGGACGGTAGAGATGGAACGACCAGACCAAGCCTGAAGCCGTTTTGCGGTACCGGAGGCGCACGGGAATGCGTGCCGTTTCCCCTTCGAAGAACGGCGGAACCGAGAGGATAAACATGCCCGGCACGTCGATCCGGTTGCCTTCCTTGTCGTGCGTCTGATGGTCTTCCTCGAACACAATCTGGCCAGCGCCGTTCTGCAGCGACACGACATTCTTGACGCGTGTCTCCGCCGTGACGAGAAGGCCGCGGGAGAGGGTGACGAGCTGGTTCGGGAATGCAACCTTGAACGAGAACTTGTTCTGGAATTCGAGTTCTTCAGCTTCGTCGGGCGCGGCGAGATCGGCGATGTGATCTTCGATGAATTCGGCAAAGTCGGTTTGGGAAATTGCCTTGCCGTTCATTGCTGTCCAAGCCTTCCACTCCTCAGAGAGGGGAAACTCGTACTGGATGCGGTGCTTGCCGTTGTCGGCCGCGCCGCCGTTTTCTTTCTTGTGATAGTCGATCACTGCAGTCAGTGACGGCTTTTGCCAATCCATGTTGGCGAAGATAACGGAGTGCTCAGTCTTGTGACGGTCAACCAGTTCGATGAAGCTCGCCAGCGTCGTGACGCGCGCGGTCCCGAACTTCGTTTCCGGGCTGGTGCGCCAGCCGTCGAATAGATTTTTGGTGCCGATGACGCTTCCATCCTTTGGATCGAAGATCACGGGGATCTTTTTGGGAACGCCAACGGCATCGTTGGGCGCATCAATGAAGCGGACATCGAGGCCGCTTTCCTTTGCAAGATTTGCAATCGCCGCGACGGCGGATGCGTTGAGCATATCAGTAGCCACTGGGGGTTTCCTTTCCTGGCTGTCTTACTGGTTGAGGTTGGGGCGGCTGCGGTCAATTTCGCGCGGGCCGGGGAACATGTCGTGTTGCTGAGGATGCTCGGTGGACAGGCGCCCACCTTCGATCACCCAGTAGACCGAGGCCTTGCGGGGCAGTTTTGGCAGCGTCGGGGGCGGGATTTCCGCATTGATCTCGACCATGCCGTTCTTGACGGCGAGGTTGAGCTTGAGCGAAACGCCACCCTTGTAGGTGACGTTCGGCCTGTCGTTCGAAAGCTCGAGCAGCTTTTCGAGGGTTTCCGTCAGCTTGGTGGAAAGCTCGGCGTTCAGATCGCCACTTTCCAGCATGCCGAGGAGGGATTGCGCATCTCTGATGATCTGCATGGTCTACTCCGGTTGAAAGAGAGGTGAGCCGTTCCTCAGAACGGAATGTCGTCATCCATGTCGTGGCTGAAATCGCGGCCGGTGCTCGGGTTTGAATTACCGGAACCAGATTGCCGGCTGGACTGCCGCCCGTACTGATCGGGATCAGACGCAGGCGGTGGCCGGTTGCCGCCGCTCTGGCTGTCGAGCATCGTCAGTGTCGCGTTGAAGCCGTTAAGCACCACCTCTGTGGTGTATCGGTCACCACCGTCGGAGTGCTGCCATTTCCGGGTTTGCAGTTTGCCTTCGATGTAAACCTTGGCCCCTTCTTGAGGTACTGCTCGCAGATCTTCACGAGGCCTTCGGTGAAAACGACGATGCTGTGCCATTCGGTGCGCTCTTTCCGTTCGCCGCTCACTCGATCGCGCCAGCTTTCGGATGTGGCAAGGCGCAGACTGGCAACGGCGTCACCACCTTGCGTACGCCTGATTTCAGGGTCGGCGCCGAGGTGGCCGATGAGAATGACTTTGTTGACCGATCCGGCCATCACACTGTCCTTTCGATTTTGGGGAAGGCATCGTGAACAATGCCGTCGAGAAGGCGACCAGCGGCCTTTTTGCCGACCTGTTTCACGGAGTGGTGTGACGCGGGCGCCGGAAGTACGCGGGCCCAGGACCAAGGCTTGTGATCCATCTCAATCAGATATCCTGATTGCGATATGGCGAAAGTTGAGCATTCACGCTCGGAACGCTCCACGTATTCGGCGTCGGTTTCGTCTTTGTCTCGGTCAAGCTTCCATGGAACTGGTTTCCATGCGCCCCACTGTTTAAAAAAGAACGGGACATCAGCTTGTTGACATTGATCTCGAATGGATTGAGCCCATGACGGATGCATAGGCCGCGCTTTCGGTCCACTTTCACCGCCAAGAACAACCCAGTCGATTCCTTTGCCACAGCGTTCATCATGATGATGGTGTGGCAAGGTAGGATCGGTTTCGTGGAGCCTATCGTGGATAACCTCGCCCTGCTGACCATTGTGCCTGTGAGTTCCGCCGCATCCTCTCTGGCCGCCCATCCACAAGGTTCCGCCCGTGGCCTTCAGGAGATCAATCCCACCGAGCATCGGTTCGATGCTTATCCATCTAACCGCAGCTGGAGTTTGGAGAAGAAGCGGTATCCGTTCATCCGCTCGCGATTGATCCTCGGCTGAAACTCCTGCCCAGACATTCGGTAAGATGACCGGTGGGCTAATGGTGTGCCGACCAAGCTCTCCCTGTATGATATTTTCCCAACGTCGGCGCGCGAGCGGTTGATTGCTCAGATAGGCAAGCATCCTATCGGGACGCTTTGTAAGAACCTGAAACGTGTGACGAGAAGCTACCGCCATCACTGCGAAAACTCTGTCGATCCATTCGTCTGGCACGTTTTCGGCGAAGAGATCGCCATGTGCACAGACAAAGATCATCCGTGGCCGCTTCCATTCGAGCGGCTGGCGCAGCCATTCTTCGTTGAGCCTTACCTCACCATTCCAGACTGGCCCGGCCTTCGACGGCGACGTTAAGCCGTTGCGGCTGGCAGTGTGTTTCAAGCGGGTGCCGGCAAGCTTCATCGCATAGCAGTTGGTGCACCCCGGCGACACGACGGAGCATCCGGTAATCGGGTTCCATGTCGCATCTGTCCATTCGATATGTGTCCCGTCAGCCATGGTGTTCCTCCCGATGTGACGGCATCTCGAGCCTGTATCCAAGGTGGCGACTGGTGATGATGGAGACGCCATGCGGAGCTACCGATCGGCGTAGGCGGTTCAAGAAGGCATAGGTGCAACCACGGGCATCCAGCGGGCCACCGTCCGGATCGTCGCTATAGACGCGGTCGGCAAGTTGGTCGGCTGATAGAAAGCTCCTGGCTTCAGCCAGAGCGAGAAAGATCTGTCGCTGGCGGCGGGGCAACATGATCCGGTCCGCGAGTTCGATAGCTTCCTGTTTCATCGGCCGCTCACGATCTTCCGATGCATGAGGTTGTTGTTGGCTGCATTCATCCGCTGCTGGATGCCTATCAACCGGTCGAAGTACTCCAGAAATGCGAGTTCGGCCTTCGCTGGCGCCCACGGCGTAATTGCGCCGATGGTCAGGGGAGCGGGAAACTTGGATAAGGGATACTTCTTGCGCGCGGCGGCGCCAAAAAGGCTTTCCGCCTCGGCGGCAGCCATGCGGACATCCATGCGCTCGACAGCGTGCGCCTGTTTCTTCGTCCACGCACTCGGCGCGGGCAAACCTGCCGCCGCATAGATGGCGCTGTCCCATCCGGCCTTTGCTGAAGCGACAACGGACCGGTAAGCTTCAGCGGCCTTAGGCGAAAAGTCGTCGAGCATTGCGGCGACAAGATCCTGTTTTGGGCGGCTATCGTCACCAAGCTTGTATTCGTGCGCATCATGCAGGAGGAACAGCGCCGCGGTGAGCTCATCTTCCCCTTCACGCAAAAGCGCCTGAGCGCCCATAACGCAATGCTGGGCGTCGCTATATCCGACGCCAGGATAGGTTCCGGTGAAGCGATTGATTTTGGCGAGGCCGAACGCCACTTCGTTGAAATCGATCTCACATGCTTCGGGATGCGCAAGGTCCATCAACGAACCGTCCGGCCGAAAGAAGTCGATGCGCTTGCTGCAGAGGCGGGGGGCGGAGATCGAGGTCATCAAACGATCCCTCCGATAGCGTCGCTGGCAAGCATCGAAACGCCACAGACGAGACCAGTGGCTGAAACCAGTGCGAAGAACACAGCGAGTGCAAAAAGCACGCGGCAAAGCAGGTCGACCCGGGGCGGCAGTTCGGTTTGAACCTGCTCGCGAGGTGAAGAGCACATCGGCAAAATTTGGATCATGGGAAGGTCTCCATCCGTTTCGGATGCCGCCTCTGGGTGGAGGCGGACACCGAAATCGGACGTGACTGTCATGCAGCGCGCTTGCGGATCTGCCGCACAGCCTGATCGTATGCGCGGTCTCTTGCCCGGGCGCTGTACCGAGAGATTTCAGCTTGCGTGAAATGACGGTTCAGTTCTTCGGAGGTGCAACCGTCGCCGTAGCGGCGCATGGCGTCAGCCATGTCCTGAATGAGTTTTTCTTCCTTGCTCTGCATCTCGCTCTCCATCTTTTGAAAGGTTGGACCGGATGGCGGGGCAGGGGACGTGGGCGCCATCCGGTCGTTTCCATGCCGTGTGGTTCGGCTTGGATGGGGAGAAGGTAATGCGTAATAAAATACGTTGTCAATGCGTTAGGCGTATAAAAATACGCATCGATTACGCGATGCTTATAAAAAAGGCCCCGGCGCGTGAACTGATTCGCGCCGGGGCCTAGTTGAATTTGCTGGTAAATCGAGCGGGTGGTTGTCCGTTTCTGGCGATGATTTAGACGCCGAAAATTTCATTGATCGTCAGAATTTTGTGAACACTAACGATAACCTCCCTGGATACTCTGATCTCGGCGCTAGGGTTGTGCTTCTGGATGGTGATGTGTGTCTCGGACCTTTTGACATAAATGCCGATTGTGCCTTCGAAGCCGTCCTCCTGATGGTCGCGGCACTGGATAACCACTGCGTCACCGAATCTTGGCGGCTTGTTGGGGTTCACGTAGATCAGGTCGCCCGGGTAGTACTGCGGCACCATGGATGTGCCTTCGACGAACAATGAATATAGGCCTCTGACGTTGGCCAGGGCTGGGGGGCGACGCACATAATCTACTGGTCCCGGCAATAGCTGAAATGCTCCTTTGGTATGTGATCCGGCGGCAGTGCCCATTACAGGAACGTCGTTCGGCATGGATTGGCGGTCAGGAAAAGATGCTTGGGCAGGGCTAACGTCGGCTTTCGGCGAGCTTGTTGTCGCGATCTGATCGCTCTTGCCTTGAAGCCATTCAGGTGTGGTTTCAAGTGCCGTAGCAATCTTTTCGATTGTGTCGACGCGTGGATTTTTTGTGGTGCCGTCCAGAATTTTTCTTAACGTCTCCCTCGCTCCGGTCGCCTCTATCGAGACCCGGGATGCTGACTTGTCGAGGTCGGACAGCCGTTGATTAATTCGGTTTATCAATATGTTGTTCATGGTGCGTATTATATGACGCGATCAACGCGCTCCAAAGAGTAATAAAATACGTTGACAAGGCGTAATTTAATACGCATTTTGTCAGCATGACACTCAGAGACCAACTCATTCTCGTTTTTGAAGTCTACTGCCACGCTACCGGTCGTTCGGAGGCGAGGGTTTCGACGCAAGTCCTTTCGGGCGGCAAGAGGATCCTTCAAATTCGCGATGGTGGCGATATCGGGACAATCGGCTTCGAGCGTGCGATGCAATGGTTTTCGGACCAGTGGCCTGACGCTGCCGTTTGGCCTGACGCGGTCGTGAGACCACAAAAATCTCAAGTCATGGAGGCCGCCGAATGATCGGGCTTCCGAAGTTTCATGTCGGAGTAGGGAAGAGGTCATCCCGCGTGGCTCATAACCACGAGATCGCGAGTTCGAATCTCGCCTCCGCAACCAGATACCTGCTCCCCTTCCTCCCGGGAGTACGCTGGCGCATGGCGGTTGGGGGTTCCCGGCTGTCATGCGCCTTTTTTCGTCTAATGGGCTGCGGTCACGCTCGATCATCGACGAAACCGCTCGCCGAAACAGCAATATTGCTGCCGGAGCGTCTGCTCGTACGGTTCCCGTGCCGGCTACCGCCGGCTCCGCCGTCCGATAAGCTGGAAGCGGAATTCGTCCACCGTCATTCGCCCACCCTCGAGCATGTTGACGATGTATCTCTCCTCGTTGGGAGCCGCTTTCAAAAGCGCGGCTTCCTGTCGATCGAGGCGTGCATCCGTCTCGTTCAGAAAGTTTTCGATATCGGGGTGCGACTCCAGAAGCTGCCGGAGAATGATCTCCAGCGCGAAGATGCGCCCCGTGATCTGGCTGCCGTCGTCGGCGGGAATGTCGGTCATGAGTTGCCTCAGGTTGGTAGCGGACTGTCGCATGCTGTTCTGCCCTCCGGCGATGAAAAAAGAAAGTCTCCGTCATGTGATCCCCCGTGATCTGCTGACGGACTGAACCTCACATTTTCAATTCATTCCCACCACGGGAAAACGCAGGGAGATTTCCCGGCGCGGGAAAGGCTTTGTCATGTTCCAAGACGCATGGTTTCATCGTATCAAGTCCGCACAGCGGGACCTGATCAAGCTCGTCGGCGGCATCGAGCGCGCGGCCGAGATTTCCTCCATCTCCAAAAGCCATATCGGACGGATGAATAATGCGGCTGATCCCGAGCTTATGCCGCTGTCCGCTGTGCACGCGCTCGAGGATGACTGTGGCGTTCCGGTCGTGACTTCCGCCATGGCGGAACTGTCAGGTCGTAGGTTGTCGGATCCCGATCTCGATCGTCAGGCCGACATCTGTGTCCAGCAGGCAAAAGCGGCGCTGATCGCCAAAGTCGGGGAACTGATGTCAAGCAGCGCCGCTGCCTCTTCCGACGGTTTCTTCAGTGTTGCCGAAAGCCGGCAGATGGATCGTATTTCGAACGAGATCGAGCAGGCGACGGCAAAATTCCGTCAGGCTTTGGCCGTCGTCGCTGCGCGCGGCGGCGAAATGGTCGGCCTTCGCGTGATCAAGGGAGGGGAGCAATGAACTTCCTCCTGAAACCCTGCGAAGAAAATGTTCTCGCTTATGCGCAGCGCTGTATGGAGCGCGGGCAGGCAGAAGGCGCCATACCTGCCAACCGCCGCCCGCTGTCCGGACACGAGATGGCATTGATTGCCCGTCGCTCAACGCAGGACGGATACCTCAATCTCGGCATTTCGGTGTTCTATGAGCCAGAGCCGGGTACTCTTTGGCTTGATATTCTCTTCGTTGAGCCGGAGTTCCGCCGCCAGAACGTCGGTTGGCAGCTTCTGGAAGAGACGCGTTTGTTTGCGGTTAGTCAGCAGTTCCGGGAGATCGCACTTGGAACGCTTGCGACGAACGCACCGATGCGTGCCTTCATGGCGCGGGCACCAGGCCTGTTTCATGCGGAACGGGATAACGACGGCCATGTCTATTTTTCGGAGCGGTTGGCGCGGAGGGCGGCACGATGACGCCCCCTCTCTGCAAATCGAAAGCCGATCGTGATCGTCTTCGCCAGCGTGTTGGCGAAAGCCGCAAGACGCAGCTGAAGGAAATCCGTCGGCAGGTGAAACGCTGGAGCGATGGTGCGTCGGCAGAAGATTGCATGGCTGCCATCAAGGCCGCCATCGCTCATATCGGGGAGCGCGATTGATGCTCCGCGATTATAATCATTTCCTCGCATCGAAAGTCGCAATCGCCCAGGAAGGTGGTTTCGAAGTCTCGGCTGACGAAATCAATCCGATTCTGCAGCCTCACCAGAAGTTGATTATCATCTGGGCATGCCGGGGAGGACGACGGGCAATCTTCGCAGCATTCGGCCTGGGCAAGAGTGTTATCCAGATTGAAATTCTGCGCATCGTCATCGCTCGGTTTGGCGGGCGAGGGCTGCTGGTGTTGCCGCTCGGCGTGCGCCAAGAGTTCCGGCAGGACTGTGAATTGCTGGTCACCGGCATCCATCCCCGTATCACCGATGCGCAGCGTGCCGCGCTTCGGGCTTGGCAAGAAGGTCATCCGGAGCGCGTGCCGTCGCTGACCTTTATCCGGTCGATCCTTGAGGCTGGCGACGCTGGCCTTTACATGACGAATTACGAGACAGTGCGAGAGGGCAAGCTTGATCCCCGATTGTTCACTGTTGCGTCACTCGATGAGGCTGCCTGCCTTCGTGGGTTCGGAGGGACAAAGACGTTCCGCGAGTTCATGCGACTGTTTGATGGCATCCGGTTCAAGTTCCTTGCCACGGCGACGCCTTCTCCAAACCAGTACGTTGAACTGTTGGCCTATTCCGCTTTCCTAGAAGTGATGGATGTTGGGCAGGCGAAAACGCGGTTTTTCAAGCGCAATTCGGAAAAGGCTGACACGCTCACGATCCATCCGCACAAGGAGCACGAGTTCTGGCTGTGGGTTGCAAGCTGGGGACTGTTTGTCCAAAAGCCCTCCGACCTCGGATGCTCGGACGAAGGTTACGAGCTTCCGGAAATAGAGGTGCGCTGGCATGAGTTGCCGGCTGATCACTCCTCGGCCGGTAGCGAGAAGAGCGGACAGGGCCGGCTGTTGCGCAATGCCGCGGCCTCGCTTTCGGACACGGCTCGGGAGAAACGTGACAGCCTCGGTATCCGCATCGCCAGGATGATGGAACTACGCGCCGAAGATCCTAAAGCGCACCGTATCATCTGGCACGATCTCGAGGCAGAGCGGCTGGCGATCGAGGCCGCCATACCTGATGTGGTGAGCGTCTATGGCGCACAGGACCTCGACGATCGTGAGCAGTCGATCGTCGGTTTCTCGCATGGTCGCATCCGCGAGATTGCCGCCAAGCCGGTCATGCTCGGATCGGGCTGCAATTTCCAGCGCCATTGCTGGTGGGCAATCTTTCTCGGCATTGGGCACAAGTTCAACGATTTCATCCAGGCCGTTCACCGTATCCAGCGCTTTCTCCAGACGCATAAGGTTCGTATCGACCTCATTTACACAGAGGCCGAACGTCCGGTGCGCGACAATCTCGAAGCCAAATGGCGTCGCCACGTGGAGCAGATGGCAATCATGACAGATATCATTCGCAAATACGGCCTGTCGTCTGCGGCGATGGCCGAAACCCTCACGCGCGCCATGGGTGTTGAACGGATCGAGGTCTCCGGGCCGGGCTATCGGCTGGTCAACAATGATTGCGTGATGGAGTGCCAGAATATGGGTTCCAACAGCGTTGACCTGATCGTCACATCGATCCCGTTCTCTACACAGTACGAGTATTCGCCGAACTATGCCGACTTCGGCCATACCGAAGACAATGAGCATTTCTGGCGACAGATGGATTTCCTCATTCCGGAATTGCTGCGGGTTCTGGCTCCGGGAAGGGTCGCGGCAATACACGTCAAGGATCGCATAGTCCCCGGTGGTATGACCGGCCTTGGCTTCCAAACCGTTTATCCGTTTTCAGACGATTGTGTTGCCCGGTTCAAGCGGCATGGTTTCGCGTTCCTGTCTCGCAAGACGATCACCACGGACGTGGTCCGCGAGAACAATCAGACATATCGCCTGGGGTGGTCCGAGCAATGCAAGGACGGCACCCGAATGGGCAATGGTCTTCCGGAATACCTCCTGATCTTCCGGAAGCCGCCGTCGGACAATTCGAACGGATATGCCGACCTCCCGGTGAAAAAACAGAAGCGGGAATGGAAACAGGGTCACTGGGACAATCCTGCGGGATACAGCCGCGCCCGTTGGCAGCTTGACGCTCACGGCTACATGCCGAGTTCCGGAAATCGTCTGCTCTCGATCGAAGAACTGGCTGGCTTGGAGCATCACCAGATATTCAAGCTGTGGAAGCGTTACTCTCTCGAAACGGTCTATGATTTCGAGCACCACGTGAAAATCGCCGAACATCTGGAAGAGCGGGGCATGCTGCCCTCGACCTTCATGCTGCTGCCGCCGCATTCCACGGCTGACGACACCTGGACCGACATTACCCGCATGCTCTCGATGAACACGCTGCAGGCTGCGGCTGGTAAGGAAATGCACCTTTGCCCGCTTCAGTTTGACATCGTTGATCGGGCTATCGCTCAATATTCCGAACCGGGTGAGACGGTGTTCGATCCGTTCGGTGGGCTGATGACCGTGCCTTATCGAGCGATCAAGCTGGAGCGTAAGGCGGTCGCAACTGAGCTTAACGCTGGCTACTTTCTCGATGGCTGTAAATACGTGGAAGCGATGGCCCGTGAGAAAGACATGCCGAGCCTCTTCGACACGTTGGAGGCTGCGGAGTGAGCGAGGAAGTCTCCCTCTATATCGTAACCGACAGAGCCGAGCGAGCGGCTCAGCGCTACTTCTATTGTCGCGTTGCCTCTCTTCCTGACTGGGTTCGGGTGGTTACCTCCATCATTGAGATCGAGGCAATCCCGAACGGAAAGAGCGTCCTAACGCATTTTGCAACTGGCGGCCGGTCCACGGCTGAGCAGGTGTGGTTCGAGCGTCGTCTCCGCGGTGGGCTCTTTTACGACCATGAAGCTCTCAGGGACAAGATCGAGGTCTGGCTCGATAAGAGGCTCAAATATGAGCGGAAGCTGCTCGCCCAACATTCACAAGACCATGAACGACAGGGGAATTACGCATGACGATGGTGACGGTTTTCAGGGATTATGCCGTGCAGGGAAAGCATCCGGCCGCACCCAGTGCGTTCGATGTGACCCCTGAAAAGTTCGATGGTTTACCTCCTCATATGCGTTCGGATCTGTGCCGCATGCTGACGGATGCAGGATATTCTGCTCGCCGCATTCTCCAGCTCTGCGGTATCTCGGCTATGGTACTCGCGGAGCATCTGGCGCAGCGCCACAGGTATTGCATGCCAGAACGGATGCAGGCAGCGCGACATAGCGGCGAACGCATCACGCCGCGCCAGGTCGACGAGATCGTGGAAGGTCTCGACCTTTATGCTTGCCGCGTGCTTGCGAGGATGCCCAAGGTTGGACGAACGCACTGGCGGCGCGGGCAGATCGAGGACGAAACAGGCCTTCGGCATAACCACGGCGTGCACGCCCTGAGAGACCTTCAGGCGAAGGGTCTCGTCCGTCCCATAGGTGTTGCGGAGCAAGGGTTCATCCAGCCTTACGAGTTGACGAAAGTGGGCGCTGTGGTCGCTGAGGCGATTGACCCTCGCGATATCTCGACTGCTACCAACGGGGATGGCTGATGTTGAGCCGTCTTGCCACCCGGCGACGCCGTATTGTGCTGGTGATAGCGCCCACCCTCTATGAGTGCCGCAAGACGCTTGATGCTTTCGGCATCCCTCTTTCGAACATCGATGAAATCCGATCGGTCACCAAGGCGCATCACTTGCGCGGGTGGTCGCGGGGCACACCATTCATCGCACTGTCGGAGCGCGACAGCTGGTTTGCGACCCAAAGCGGCCGAGAACTGAGCATGGTCGTGGACGCATTCCTCCTCAGTGGACGCCTGCGGATCGCAAGTGACGCTGAACTTTCCGATCTTCGCCAACCGGAGTTTGCCAATAATGTATGCCGAAACGCTGCTCAATCATCTGGCGCCGCCACCACAATTCTCCAGCAGGAACCGTTGGGACCACGGTCTACCGCTGATTATAGATAGCTTCGCCGGAGGCGGCGGCGCATCGACCGGAATCGAGATGGCGCTGGGTCGTTCTCCCGATCTCGCCATAAACCATAATCCACAGGCCCTTGCCCTGCATGCCGCCAACCACCCTGATACGCTGCATATCTCGGAAAACATCTACAAGGTTGATCCGCTCGATTACGTGGCAGGTCAGCACATCGGCCTTGCCTGGTTCTCACCTGATTGCAAGCATTTCAGTAAAGCCAAGGGCGGCAAGCCGGTCGAGCGCAATATCCGCGACCTCGCCCATATCATTCCGTTCTGGGTTGAGTGTGTCCAGAAAAGCGGCGGCAAGATCGACGTTATCATCATGGAGAATGTCGAGGAATTTGCGACGTGGGGGCCGCTCGTCCAGACTGACCGGGGATTGATGCCGGATCCGGAGCGGAAAGGTGAAACCTTTCAGCAATGGTGCAAGAAACTTCGCCGCCTCGGCGGAAAGCTGGAGAAGCGGGAATTGCGCGCCTGCGATTATGGCGCGCCCACGATCCGCAAGCGCCTCTTTGTGATCATCCGCTTCGACGGCCAAAAGATCGTCTGGCCGGAACCGACGCACGGTGCGCCCGATGATCCGGATGTGATTGCCGGTCGCAAACTGCCATGGCGCACCGCGGCGGAATGTATCGACTGGTCGATCCCGTGCCCGTCGATCTTCGATAGCTCGGCCGATATCGCCGAGAAACACGGACTGAAGGCTATCAGGCCTCTGGCAGACAATACCATGGCTCGTGTCGCGCGTGGCATGAAACGTTATGTTCTCGACGCCGAAAGACCTTTCATCGTCAACCTGACGCATGGTGCGCGCTGCGAGGATATTGATGAACCTGTGAAGACGGTGACCGGGGCGAACCGTGGTGAAAAAGCTGTCGTTCTCCCTCACATGGTCAGCTATTACGGCCATGGCGATCTGAGGGCGGAACGGACGCGTGAACTGTCTGAGCCGATATCGACTATTCCTTGCGAAAACCGACATGCCGTGGTTGCGCCCTCGGTAATCCGGTTCAATACCGTTGCGACAGGCAGTGACATGCGCGAGCCCGCGCCGACCGTTACAGCGAACAGCTATATCAAGAAGCCAGGTGGCGCAGCGCCGATCGGCATGATCGCGCCGCACCTGATGACGATGCGCAATGCTGGCAAGCCGTTTAACGGCGCTGATGAGCCTGCGCACACTATCACCGCCGGCGGCGCTGGCCTGTCGTTGGTCGCGCCGGTTCTCACTGCCGCGCAACACGGAGGGTCCAATCGATCCGTCGAGGATCCTCATCACACGATCACGGCCAGCAATAAGGATCAAAACAGCATCATCGTGCCGACGCTCGTTGGCTGTGGCGGCCGGGCTGGGCAGAGCCGCCCGCGCGCTGGTGACGAACCGATGGCGACAGTGACTGCCAAGGCTGATGTCTGCGTTGCTTCCGTTTTCATCGCGCAGCACAATAATGACAGCCGCCGAGAAGGTGGGGTCAATCCGGGCAGGCCTGCTGATGCGCCGATGTCCACAGCCACGCAGAGCGGGTCACAGCAAGGTGTCGTATCCGCCTTCGTAGCGCGCCAGTTTGGCACCTCAACCGGCCACGAGGTTGACCGTCCGTCTGCGACGGTGATGGCTGATGGTGCTGGTAAGTCGCAGTTGGTGACACCATTCCTTCAGGCTTATTACGGCACGGGTGACGGCGGCGAAGAAAATCAGCCCGCGCGTACCATCACCACGAAAGACCGGCATGGACATGTCGAGGCCGTGCTCGATGTTCCGCCATTTACGGAAGCGCAGGCCGCCCGCGCCGGCGAGGTTGCGGCCTTTATGAGGTCGCACGGGTTCTGGGACGAACGGGAGTTCGTAACCCTCGAGATCGGCGGGCACACCTTCGTCATCATAGATATCGGCATGCGGATGCTCACCCCGCGTGAACTGTTTAATGCGCAAGGCTTTCCGGGTGATTATCAGATCGATGGTGTATGGGTGTCGGAAGATGGCAAGGAGACGTGGATTGCATTTCCTAAATCCGTTCAGGTGTCCTGTGTTGGAAACAGTGTTAGCCCACCTGTGGCGGAAGCGCTGATAGGCGCGAATTGCAATCATCTCGTTGCCGTGCAGGTGGCCGCATGATGCAGCCGACTTTGTTTGAAGGCTCCAAACGCCTCGTCTACGATGATGCCGTTGAGCTTACTCTGCAATCCATGCAGGCATATGGCCGTGATCATGACCACTGGGGCATAGCTTGGTCCGGAGGGAAAGATAGCAGTGCGACCCTGACGCTTATCCTCCATCTGTTGGACACTGGACAGTTGGCTCGGCCGAAATCGCTTTCGGTTTTTTATGCCGACACGCGCCAGGAGTTGCCGCCGCTGGCAATCGCTGCTGAGCGGATCATGTCGCAGATGGCTGAAAGAGGTATCCGGTGTGAGGTTGTCCGGGCGCCGCTCGATAAGAGGTTCCTGGTCTACATCCTCGGCCGCGGGGTTCCGCCGCCAAATAACAACACCCTCCGCTGGTGCACCCGTCAAATAAAGATTGATCCTATGACGGAGGCTTTAGAGCGTCGGATCAACGAGATCGATGGGAATATCCTGATGATCACGGGTGTCCGCCAAGGTGAAAGTGCGATCCGCGACCAGCGTATTGTCATGTCGTGTGGCAAGGATGGAGCGGAATGCGGGCAGGGGTGGTATCAGCAGGTATTGCCGCAGGCGAAAGGCATCCGTGGTCGCATAGCAACTCTTGCCCCTCTGTTGCATTGGCGAGTGTGCAATGTCTGGGACTGGCTGCGATTCTACGCGCCTCTGCCTGAATACGGTGGCTGGGCCACGTCTGCCATTGCTGATGCTTACGGTGGCGATGAGGCGGAGGAGAAGAACGCCAGAACCGGGTGTGCGGGTTGCCCTCTTGCATCGAAAGATCTGGCACTGATGACGATCGTCTCCATGCCGGAGTGGTCTTATCTTTCTCCACTGCTGGGCTTGAAGCCGCTATATCGAGAATTGCGTTTGCCCCATAACCGGCTCCGTAAGCCTGGCGTCGAAAGGCTGAAAAACGGCACCATAGCCGCCAATCCCCAACGCATGGGACCTTTGACATTCGAGGCCCGATTGATGGGGCTTGCCCGGGTTCTCGGTATTCAAGCTGAAATCAATGCGGACGCGGAGCGTCTCGGACGGCCGAAGATAGATATCCTCAATGAAGAGGAAGAGCGCCGTATTCGCGAACTCATATCGGCCGAGACCTGGCCGCAGGGTTGGGATGGTGACGAACCGATCGCGGACACGCCTATGGCGTCTGTATTCTCCGACGGCTCCGTGCAGCCACTTCTGGTGTGAGGCAATCGCATGACTGATCCCATAATCGAAGAGTTTGTTGAACGAGCTCGAAACGTGTCGGTGAGCGAGGCTTCCGAACGGCTTAACATCAAACTCGGCCGCAAGGAGTATACCGGTGCTTGCCCGCGTTGCGGTGGCAACGATCGGTTTTCCATAAATGGTGGCAAGAACGTTTTTAATTGCCGAAACTGTGGCGGAGGGCGTGACGGAATCGCCCTCATGGCGCATTTCCACAATCTCGATCTGCGTGACAGGGTGGGTTTCCTGGAAGCGTGCGCTGCCGCACTCAACGAGGATATTCCAGAAGGTGGCGAGCGTGAAACTGATGAACAGCGGGCAGAACGACTGGAGCGCATCGCCCGGCTGAAGGCTGATAACGAGCGGAAAAACCGCGAGAAGGAAGCGGGTGAAAACCGGTTCCGCGATATCGAGGTCAGCAAGGCGCGGGGCATTTATGGCAATGCGCAAGATTTGCGCTCCTCAGGATTTTCTTATGCTCCGGAGCTATTTCAATATCTCCGGCTACGCACAGGTTTTGAACCGCATCCGGGCATTCTTGATCATATCCGCTTTTCGCCGGCGCATTCCTACTGGCACGGCAAGGATGAGATGGGCAGGGCAGCTAGTCCGCATATGGGGCCTGCTATGATTGCGCCTTTCGTTTCTGCCGACGGTAGTGTGACCGGTTGCCATGAGACGTGGATTGATTTGGGTAACGCCCCGAAATACCGGCCGCTGATCCGGGACGAAAACGGCACAGTTATCCTCGACAAGGACAAAAATCCGGTCACCACCAAGAAGATGCGCGGTACGAAAAAAGGCTCGATGATCCCGGTTTTTGGAGCAGCGCGAGCGGTGCGATGGGTGCTGGGTGAAGGTATCGAGACGGTCTGCGCCTATGCCGGCGCCGAAACTTGGCGCGCTGACACATTCTATGCCGCGACCGGCGACCTCGGCAATCTCGCTGGCCCGGCCGATCCGCGATCTTCGTTTTCGCATCCGACAATAAAGGTCGGTAACGGGCAATTTCAGAAAATTCAGGGTCCGGTTCCAAAGCCAGATCAGACATCCACGGACGCCGTGCAGGTGCCAGATCATGTTGTCGAGCTCATCATACTCGTTGATGGCGACAGCGAGCACGTTTTCACGGCTTCGGCCATAGCGCGGACAGTCACGCGCCTTTCGGCGTCGCATCGCATCATTACACCATTCTGGCCACCGGAAGGCGAGGATTTCGCCAGTTTGTTTGCCAACATGCAGCAGGGGATTGAAAATGAGAATACCCGAAAAGCGTCAGACGTGCCTGGAGCGTCGTAGATGAAGGAGAAAGATAAGAAGACAAACGGCGGCGTTCCCGAGGATGTCGCGCGCATGATGGCGATGGCTGCGCAACAACGGCGCATGTATTCGATAAACCCGGACCCCTTGCCGGTTGCAGAGCCGGAGCCGGCAGAAGATGTCCTTGTCCTTTCTGATGAGGAAATTCTCGAAGAATGCTCCGAGCAGCCAGAAACGGATATCGGTAATGCCAATCGGCTTCTTATTCGATTCGGCGAACTGATCCGTCATGTCACCCACGTCGGTTGGCATGGCTATGACGGAAAGCGCTGGCTTGAGGACGCGTCCGGTTCTGTTGTTCGCCGGCTCGCACACCGCACGGCGGAATTCATTGATGACGAGGCTGTGCGGCTGGATTGCAGCGAAGAGGAACAAGCGAAGATCGCGGCCGGTAAGATCGCGCGAGAAGAACTGAAAAAAATGGGTAAAGCGGCAAAGGATTGGGACGCCGCAAAGCTGGCCGAATATGAGCGGCTGCAAAAGGATATCGAGAAAATGGACAAGGTCGAAAAAGACCGGTCCGGTCGCATTTCGTCTCGACACGCTCACGCCAAGCAGGCGGCAGGTACTTCGAAGATTAACAATATGCTTCAGGAGGCTGCTCCCTATTGCTCTCTGGAGGTATTGGACCTCAACAAGGATCTGCTCGCGCTTAACTGTGAAAATGGCACATTAAGGTTCTTCTGCTCGGAGGTTGGCGATACTGGAAAGTGGCAGATAAGGGTCGACGCTCACCGAGCGTCCGATCTTATCTCGAAGCTGTGCGAAGCGCGATTTTCGCAGGACGCTGACGCGCCAATGTTCCAACAGTTCCTGCAGCGTGTCATGCCGAATGTCGATTATCGGGCATTTTTGCAGCGATATCTTGGATACTGCCTGCTCGGCCTTACCGGCGAACAATGCTTGTTGTTCTTTTATGGAGCCGGCCGAAATGGGAAATCGACCTTCGTAGATATCATGGTCGAAATCCTTGGCGACTATGCCGTATCAATGTCGATCGATAGTTTCGCTGGTGACAGTAAACGTGGCGGAGCGGAGGCTACGCCCGACCTCGCCCGCTTGCCCGGTGCTCGCCTCGTGGCGGCCAGCGAGCCGGAAATGGGCGTGCACCTGAAGGACGCGTTGATAAAGACACTGACTGGCGGGGAACCGATCGCGGTCCGTCGCTTGCATCAGGATTTTTTTGAACTCATCCCGCAATTCAAGATCATTCTTTCTGGCAACCATAAGCCCATCATCAAGGATGACTCTGACGGGATATGGCGGCGCGTTCACCTGGTGCCGTGGGAAATACAAATTCCGGAAGATGAGGTTGATAAGACGCTCAAGGAAAAGCTCCTGGCTACAGAGCGAGATGGCATCTTTGCGTGGATGGTGAAAGGGGCGCTCGAATATCTCCAATTTGGTTTGCGCGTCCCTGATGGTGTCCGAGCGGCGACGGCAGAGTATCGAGAAGAGAGTGATCCTATCGGCGCATTCCTTCGCAATGCGTGCCATGTCACGGGCGCTGATAGTGACCGTGAAAGTCCGGAAAACCTTTACAATGGGTATGTGCGATACGCCAAACGCGAAGGCTTGGCGGACATCAGGCAAGCAACATTTACGCGGAGACTGCCCGACCAAACTCGAAAGAGTTGGAAAGGTCCCGACGGCTTCATGCATCAGTTTCAGCGAATACGGTCAAATGGCACCGCATATATCGGCATTCGCGTTCGGGAAGAGTTTGCCGGAAAACCTGACATAGGCAGTCCGCCAGATGGGCGCTTTTCAGATGATGAACCTTTCCCCGAGAGCTTTTGATGCTTGACACCCGGACCCTTCGCCGTACACACAGGACATACAGCCATGCGTCTGCCTTGTCTATCCATACGAAGGGTCCGGGGCGGACAGCTAGGACAGCAAGCAATGCGGCGCGGACAGTAAGCGCGCCGCGCCCAAAGCGAGAAAGAGCGTATCTTTCAATAGCTTGCGAAGGTTGGACAGCTAGGACAGCAATTTTCAGGTTTTCCATGACGCGTATGCGCTCGCGCACGTCAATTCCCATCGGGATATATGGCGAAAATATAGAACGCTTCGCATCACATAAACCTTGGAATTATCTGTCCTTGCTGTCCAGTCATTGAATTTATTGGCTAATTCTCATTCTAACTGTCCGTCTTGCTGTCCAATTTAAATATCTTTCCTGTCCTACATGTCCAAAAACACCCAGAAAGGGTCAAAGGAATGAAAATTGGTATCGAAAAACTGTTGCAGTGGGCTTTTGTGCAGGAGCTTTGCGTGCGGGATATCGCTGAAGCTGGCGGCCCGAGCTCGTCCTCATCAAACTTTACGATGATTATGGAAATGCTGGAGTTGGGAGCAATCATCGACCGGTCGCGCAACGTGATGGCCGCATCATCTGCGGTAACCTTGGAGCCACATCTTGATGCACTGGCTGTTGCAGATGCGGTTCGAGATCTTGCGGATCATCGTTTCGTCATTGCTGATGACTGGGAACCATTCACTGATTGGGCTGACGACTATGGCTTGGTCTCGGAAGCTGTACGGTCCGAGATAGAGGCATTTCGACTGCGAGGCGATCGCGCCAACGGTCGTCGGGCAGCCAACCTTGTCATATGTTCAGCCATTCTCGGTCGTGGACCAGACTGGTTTGCTGAAAAGCCGGAAGAACGCATAGTAGAGCGTCGTGGGCAGCAGGCATGGTTCATCTCGAAGACTGCAAAAGACGGCTTTGGCCGTTCCTACGAGTTTGAAGTTGATGGTTACGACCGGAAACGGAAACGGCCGATGCGTGGAGCGTATCGAAAAATGGAACTTGCCGAGCCGATCCGCAGTGAGATCATAAGCCGAATGGAATGGAAGCTTTGGCAGGATGCGCTGGTCTGCCTGCGCAAATCACTAGCAAATCAGCTGAGTTTCTACGATGTCGAACCGTTCGCTCCGGACTATGCGCCGTGGATGCGTATGAGGAAAAATGCGGATAAATTCGTAAGCGCTTGATTATGAACAGTATTTATTTGCGGTCTACGTGTTGAAGTGCGGCAGTCGCTTGACATATCTTGGGGACAGTAAAAAAGATTGGAAAACCCGCTTCGGATCGTCCGGCGCGGGTTTTTTGTTGCCAACGATGGAGGCTACCATGCACCCGCTGCTGTAATGGCGGCAAACAGCATGCCCTTCATGACCAGGAGGGCTGGGTGGCCGAAGTCACCCACCCCCGGGTCTAGGGACCGTACCGGGATTTCTCCCCCTGCGGGCCGGGACGACCCCGAAAAGCCGCCAGTCAAACAGTTGAAAAAATTGGGTTAACGGGGTTAACGGCGTTAACGCATGGGTTAACGAACGGGTTAACGATGAGCGATGTGATGTGGTCCATCGCGCAGATTGCTGCGCGGGACGGTGTTTCCAAGGCTGCCGTTTCCAAAACCGTAAAAAAGCTGGCGGAAGATCGCCCGGACACTCCGATTGAGCGTGGCTCACAGGGGCAGGTGGTCGCTGTATCTCTTGCCCACTATGACCACTATCGCCAAAGGCATGTGAACCCTGCCAAGGCAACTGCGCCACTTCGGTCCCCAGATGGTCGGGCGGAGGGTAAGTCTCCTCCAGATCTGCCGTTCCGCGATGAGAGCAGTTTCGATGAAGCGCGCCGGCAATCGGAATGGCTGAAGGTCGGGCGCGAAAAGATCCGGCATCAGGAAGATTGCGGAGCCCTTATCCGCAAAGACAAAACCGACCAGGCGGTTGCGATGATCGGTGGAGAAATTCAGTCCATCGTGAAGCGCCTTCCCAATCGGGCTGACACGATCGCCTTGGCTGTTTCGAAAGAGGGGGTCCATGGGGTCCGCGTTCTTCTCAGGCAGATCGCGATCGATATTTGCAATGACATCGCCGACAAGCTGGAAGCACTGGCGGAAAAAGCGCCCGAGAGCGACCCGCTGATTGAGGATGAAGACGCATGACTGTGCATCCCGGCGCCTTTCGTGTTGTTTCATCGGCCTTGGCACGAACAGTCCGGAGCGAGCCTCCGGTTCCCTTTGATATTTATCTTCCGCAGAACATCGTTCTTGTGGATGGTCCGAAAAAGGGAGATTTATGGTCGGCCGAAGACGCACCGTATCTTGTCGAAATCGCGCAGTGCCTCAGCCTTGAGCATCCATGCACAGAGGTGACGGTTCGAAAATCGCAGCAGACCGGTGTTTCAATTCTGGCGCTGGCGTGGATGCTCTACATTGCAGAGACCTGCCCGGACAATTCGATTTACGGCGTGCCCGGTCTCGATACCCTGCAGGATATCAATTCCGGCAAACTTCAGCCGCTCATTGATGCATGGCAGAAGCATACCGGAAAACAGATCATCATGCCGACGACCAGCCGGTCCGGCGTAGGGTCGACGACCTACGAGAAGAAGTTTCCCGGCGGTTCGCTGTATCTGGCGAACGCCAATACCGTCATGGACCTTTCGGCCAAAACGACCCGCTTCGGGGTCAAGGACGAGGTTTCGAAATGGCAGACGCTTCCTAACGGCGCGGATCCGGAAAACCTGTTCTTCGGCCGCTTCACGGCGTTTCGTCGGCAGAAAACCTACAAGATATTCGGGCTTTCGACACCGGAACTCGATAGCGGCGACGCGCTCGGAGAAGGTCCGGGCCATTGCCGCATTGACCGAGATTTTCGCCGTTCGGATCAACGTTTCTGGTACATCCGCTGCCCGGAGTGCGGTACCGAGCAGGTTCAGGAAGACGCCAATCTCCTGATTAATCGGGAGCATCTGCATAAGACGGTTATGCGGTGCGTCAGCTGCACGCATCACATTTCGGAAATGGAGCGTGTCCCTGCCGTGCAGCAAGGGCGCTATATTCCGACGATGACGGGGCCGGACAGGCATCCCGGCTTTCATGTCGACGCCTTCATGTCCTTGATGATGTCATACGAGGCAATCGCAGAGGACAAGATCAAGTACGAGGCGAAGGGAGAGGCGGGTGCAAAGGATTATTCCAATCTGATTTGCGCCAAGCCCTACCAGATGAAAGGGAATGCTCCCGATCATCAGCGCCTCATGGAGCGCCGCGAAGAATACCTCGCAGGCACAATACCCGCCGGCGGCTTGCTGTTCGTTGCTGGCGCTGACGTGCAGTCCTACGGAATCTACTGTGAGGGCGTTGTCTTCGCGGAAGATCGCCAGAGCTGGAATGTTTTTGCCGAGTTTTTTGAGGGGGCAACCGACAATCCGCAGGCCGGTGCGTGGCTCCTCCTCGAAGAGTTCTGCGAACAGGAATTTCCTGATAGTCACGGTGTCCTGCGCAAGATTGAGGCCCTGGCTGTCGACAGCGGGTATCGGCCTACTCAGGTGCTCGAATGGTGCCGGCGGCGTCCGAATGCGTATGCCATCAAGGGTATGCCAGGCCGTGGCGTCGCTGCAATCAGCCCGCCGGTGCGCAAATCGGTAAACAAGCGCGGCAAACGCAAGAGGCACGGTTCGGCCATGTCGTGGCCGGTTGGCACTTGGGCATTGAAGGCGGAATTTTATGGAAATCTGCACAAAACCGGTTTGCGCTCGGGCGAAGCGACCGACCCTCCCGGTTACTGCCATTTCCACATGGGTCTGGGTGAAGAGTACTTCCAGCAGCTGACTGCAGAGTATTTCAGCCAGAAAATGGTGAAGGGTAGGCTGCACGAAGAGTGGATGCCTCGTCGAGAGCATAACCACTTTCTCGATTGCCGCATCTACGCGATGGCGATGGCTGAACACCTCGGTATCTCTCGCTTGACCAAAAGCCAGTGGGCTGCGCTCCGCGCGAAATATGAACCTGCAACACCGGTCGACCTTTTGTCGCCGGAAAGCCAGCAAGTGGCGGAGAGGGTATCGCCGGAGGAATCTCCGATCGCGCCACCTCCGCCAGTGAAGAAGCCAGTCGAAAACAGGTGGGCGAAAAGACGATGACGGAAAAGATGCGGGTACGGGTGAAGGCTGGCAGTGTCACTGTTCCTGCCGGAGATCCGTCCCGTCATCGGGCCGGGTACCTTCGTGATACACAATCCGGCATCATCGCTTCCCGTCCTGCATCGCTGAGAGAGCATCGCGATGAAATCCGGCGTGTCTGGTGGCGGGCCGCAGCCCTTGCCATGGACATGCTGCAGAATTCCGGACGGTTGCGCGGCGCGGCCGACCAGATCCTTGCCGACACGGTCGGCGTCGAACTGCAGTTGAACCCGCGTCCAGACCTGACGAAATTCGGTTACGACCGTGCCGAAGCGGTTTCCTGGACACGGATGGTAAAGGGGCGTTTCAAGGTTTGGGCATGGAACCCGCTGGAATGCGACTTTCGTGCGAAATTCACAATTCCGCAGCAGACGGACGTTGGCCTCAGGCATTGGCTTGCATTCGGGGAAAGCACGGGCATTGTGTCCTATTTGCCGGAAGCGCAAAGGTTGCCGGGAACCAGAACAGGTACAAAATTTCTGCTCGTTTCCCCGCAGAAACTGGTGCAGGACACCAACGAAATTGAAGGGATGTATCAGGGCGTCATCCATGATGCCTATGGACGCCCGACGCATTACCGCTTCCAAGAGCGCCGCGACGGCATGACGACGAAAATCGATTATGCCGCACGGGATGCAGATGGGCGACAGCTCGTCATGCATGCGTTCGATCCGTTCTCTTCGGACGATGTTCGCGGCCTGTCGCCTCTCGCCACAACATTCAGAAAATACCTGATGGCGGAGAACACCGATGACGCTATGGCCCAGGTCCATTTTTTGCAGACGATTTACGCTGCCATCCTGAAAAGTGACAAGCCGAGCGCGGAAGCGTTCGAGGCGCTGGAAAGCATGAAGGAAAGCGGCGCCACCGGTGTGGAAGATATTGCGTCTGACTTTGCGCAATACTTCAAGGCGCAGTTGGATCGCGCTGCGGAATCGGAAATTCGCCTCGGTGCCGGAGCTGGCGTTTCTCATCTCGCTCCGGGTGAAGATCTTGAGTTTAAGTCTATTTCCACGCCTGGAAAGGAATCTCAAAGTTTCATGGCCTCGCTCCATCGTGAGACGGCGCGGGCGCTCGGCATGTCATATGGCGGGTATACCTTGGACTATACCAATGCCACCTATGCCAGTACGAACATGGAAAATTCGGCTCTCTGGCCCATCGCCCAAAGACGTACGGACCGCATTGCGGCACCACACGTTTTGGTTCCCTACGCGGGGTGGCTGGATGAAGAAATCGGCGAGGGACGGATACCGTTCAAGGGTGGATATGAAGTTTTCCGCCAATTTCGGGAGGAAATCCTCTGGGCAATTTGCCAAGGGCCTTCGAAACCAACTGCCGATGACGAGAAGCGTGCAAAGGCGTCCAGCGAGCGTATCGCCAACGGTACAGGAACGCTGGAACGCGAATGTGCCGAACTCGGCGATGATCCGGAGGAAGTGTTCGAGAGCCGGCTCATGTGGCACGAGCGTTATGTGAAAGCCGGCATGCGGAGCCCGTTTGAACGTGGATACGGTTCGAAGCCGGCAGCCGAAACGACGCAGAAGGAAGGCGCGCCTGCATGAATACTGTGAAGATTGCGGGTGTCGTTGTCGATGTAGAAGACCCGTGTGCTCTCTATGCAGCGCTTGCTGCGGCGAAAGCGAAGCGCCTTGCAGGCGAGCAAATCGAGGAGAGCGAAATCCGCTCTCCCGTTATGCAGCAGAGGGTGAAGGTCGCGTCGTCCAGCATCGCCGATATCGATAAAGAGCTCGTCCGCCTGCAGGCGGCCTGCCAAGCGAAGATGACCGGTTGCCGCCCGTCGCGTCGTTGGCGGCTTAAGTTTTAGGATTGAGAAAAGCCATGAGCTTGAGTTATGCCCATATTGCCCAGCAGGTTTTTAATACGCCACTGATGTACGACGCCAGAAAAGCTGAGGCTTTTTTGCATGGACTGGGCAGTAGAATCGCGGGCGACACCGTTGTGGTTTCCAATCCCGGTGATGCTGTCAGTCATGTGGCGGGAGGAAACGGGCGTCCCTTGGCGGGAAAAGTTGGCAACCGTCTTGAGAGGGCCTACACGGGCGCCAATCTGCTGCCATTTGATCTCTACCAGGGTGTGGCGATCATTCCGATCGAAGGCACCCTTGTGCACAAAGGCGGGTGGATTGGTGCTAATTCAGGGCAGACGAGTTATCAGGGGCTGCTTGCCCAGATCGCCATGGCCCGCCGAAGTCCTGATGTCAGAGGCGTCGTGTTTGAGGTCGACAGCTATGGAGGCCAGGTGAATGGTGCCTTCGAGGTTGCCTCGGCCATGGCCCTTCTGTCGAAGGAGAAGCCCACCATTTCGATCCTCACGGACTTCGCTTATTCCGCTGGCTATTTGCTGGCCTCGCAAGCGCGTTCTGTCGTGATGCCGGAATTCGGGGGGGCCGGTTCTATTGGCGTTATCATGTTGCATGCCGACTATTCCAAGGCGCTGGACGATTCCGGGATCAAAGTAACGATCATTCGTGCCGGAGGAAAAAAGGCTGACGGAAACCCGTATGAGCCTCTTTCCGCCGATCTGGCTGAGCGCTGGCGAGGGCAGGCCGAAGTGATGCGGCAAAAATTTGCTGAAGTTGTCGGCAAAGGCCGCTCCGGACGCATCACAAAAGCATCCGCGCTTGCGACTGAAGCGGATATCTACGAAGCGAGTGATGCCCTGAAGATCGGCCTCATCGACGCTGTCGGTGACCCACTGGCAACCTTCGACGCCTTTGTGAAGGCGGTCCAAAGGAGATGAACGCAATGTCAAGTCTGATAGATGCCATTCGGGCGGCGGTGCTTCCCGGATCGACGGCCGACGTTCTCATGATTGAGAACGAAGGTGAAACCGGCGCGAAAGCTCCGCCTTCCGACCCGCCGCATTGCGCGGCTCAACCCACCACTGGAGGTGACATGACTGTCCAACAGTCCCAGTCCGGCCCGGCGTCCGCCGCGGCTGGAGCACTCGCCGCCGTCGTCGCAGCTGCTTCCGGTGGCGACGACGGTTTCGCTGCGGCCATGGGCCGCATCAACACCATTGCCTCCGCTGAAGGCATCAAGGGAGACGCCGGCCGCCTGAATGCTGCAATCGAGCTTGCCGGCGCATCCCCGCAGATGACAGCGGAAGCCGTTATCGCCTTCGTGTCCGCGAATGTTCCTGCCGCACAGGCTGCATCCGCGAAAGCGGGAGAAGGAGACTCTGTGAGAACCTACGAGCAACAGCGTCTCGCGGCGGCCAACCTAGCTATGCCGGGTTCAACGTCCTCCACTGCAAAGGCATCGCCGAAGATCAATCGCGACGCGATCTTTGCGGCGCGCCGTAACCAGACCAAGGGAGAATGATCCATGGCCACTTCCATGACTGAAACTCCGCGCGATTTGGCCGTCTTGCTTTCCGAAGCGAACGGATATCTTTCTCGCGAGGTTCTCACCATTGCATCCGGGGCTGGCAAGCTTCTTGCGGGCACCGTCCTCGGGAAGGTGACGGCGAGCAACAAATATGTTGCTTCTCCAAACGCGAGCGTCGTCGGCAAGGAGGGAGCGGAAACCGCCATCGCTATCCTCGGCTACGAAGTCGATGCGACGTCAACCGACGTTAAAGCGGTCTGCATCACCAATGACGCTGAGGTGAAAAATCCGATGCTGGTGTTCGACGCCAGTGTCGACGACGCAACCAAGCGCGCCGCGAAGCTGACACAGCTTCGTGCCGTGACCATCAAGGCCCGATAAGGAGATCTGATCCATGGCCGCACCAAACGCACATACCGGCGATCCTTTCAGCCTTGAGAGCCTTACCGCCGCCGTCAACGCCGAGCCTTATCGCCCCGGTCAGATTTCCGCAGCGGCGCTTTTTGAAGAAGACAGCGTTTCGACGACGAGCGTCTCGATCGAAATGCGCAACGGAAAACTCAGCCTCGTCGAGCCGACCTCTCGTGGTGGCTCCGGCGAAACGACAGGCGACGACGATCGTAGCAAGCACATCATCGGCGTCCCGCATTATCAGCGGGATGATAGCATCGCCGCTGACGAAGTGCAGAATGTCCGCGAGTTCGGTACTGAAAGCAGCCTCGAAAATCTTGAGGGTCGGGTCAATCGCAAGGCGCAGCGCCATGCACGGGATCTGACGATGACCCTGGAACACCAGCGAGTGGGCGCCATCAAAGGTATCGTTACATCCAAGTCCGGCGGTGTTCTCGTTGATCTCTATAACCTGTTCGGACTGGCAGTGCCGGCAGCTGTATCTCTCGAGCTGGATGTCGACAGCACCGTCGTAACCAGTCTCTGGCAGGATGTGATTTACTCGCTCGAAGATTCTCTCGATGAAGCCTATGGCGGAATCAGGGTTTTTACCGGGCGCGATTTCCACAAAGCTCTCTGGCAGCACAAATCCGTCCGGGAAACATTCCTGTACAATTCCGGCGCGGCCGTTCTTCGTCAGGATGTTCCGGACAGCTTCGTCTGGGGCGGCGCGACGTGGGAGCGATACAAAACCGGCGCCAAAGCGACGGCAGATCTCGGTTCTCCCTACATCGCCCACAACGAGGCTCGGGTGGTAATGGAAGGTGTCCCTGACCTGTTTATCACCAGGTTCGCGCCGGCCGATTACAATGAAACGGTCAATACCCCCGGACTACCGTTCTATAGTCGTGCGATCGAGAAGCGCAACGGCAAGGGTTACGATCTCGAAGTGCAGATGAATGCAATTTCGGTTTGCACACGCCCTCAGACGCTGCGCAGGTTGACCCTGACCTGACCGACCAGCGATCCAGAAATACAGTCGAACAGGAAGCCTTATGGGCTTCCTGTTTTGCAGCGTCATCTTGTTTGACGCGGTGAAACAGGAAGAGGAACTTTCCATGTCCAAGAAAACAATGTCGATCGCGTTCCCGCGCGGGGGGATTATCCCTGCCGCAGTTTTGTCCCTCAAGGAAGATAAAGTGTGCTCGCCGCATGAGCCTGTCAAAGTCCCGATAGAATATGGTCAGCACCTTGTTGATGATCGTTTTGCTGTCGCTGTTACAGGCAAATCTTCCGACAGCGACGAAAAATCCGAAACCGACGCCGCAGTAAAAAAGAGGGCCGAGGCGGACGCAGCTGCAAAGAAGAAAGCCGAAGAAATCGATGCGGCTGAAAAGAAAGTCGAAAACGCGAAGGCTGCGGTAACGGCGGCTGGGACAGATACCGTCGCGCTTGACGCGGCTCAGATCGATCTCAGGGCCGCCGAGGCGGAACTTTTGCTCCTGAAAGCTTGATCGCAATGGTTGACTGGGAAGCCGCACGGGCCTTCACGGAAGACGCCTGCGCGGCGACCTTCGACACCAGAACCGGCCGCCTGATCGGAAGGCGGCCGGGTGCCACCGTCAATCATTCCGAACAGGATGATCCCACTCGCCCGCCGTTTGATTTCATGTGTTCTGTCGATCTCGAGCCGACGGGCGATATCATCCGGCGGTATCCGTCTGCTGACCCGCAGTCGGGTAACGGGGTCATCTCTTATGACGCCGTCATCACCGCCCATGTCGGATCGTGGCCATGGTCGCCCAGAATGGGCGATCATATCGTGATTGGCGACAAGACCTGGCGCGTTGAGGCCTCGCGCAAGGACGGATCGAACAGGCCTGCGTGGTTTGTCTCGGAGGTGAGGAATGTTGGCGGCTGAAGCTGTACGGCTGGTGGCAATCGAGCTTCTGAGGCCGAGCGATATTCCTGAAGGCGGGAATTTTCCGACGCTGGCCGGGTCGCGTGTATTCGATAGCCGCGGGCCTACGTTGACCGAGATAGATCAGGAGCGGAAATACACGCCCGTTCTTTCGGTCTACACGCAAAAAAGCAGCGCGGACGCCGCTGGCGCAGCTTCGGGTTTCGATGACACTGAAGCTACTGTTTCGCTGCTTGTCATGGCGGAGCTTGCGGTCATCACCCGCGAAGGCGGCACTGATTATGTCGACGCCATGACGGCAGGTACCGATGTTGAGGCAAGACTTGTTCTTGCTGCTCTGGTTGCGCAGGTTCGACGCCGTCTTGAATTCAGCGCAGCCGGAGCGCCATGGAGAAAGCTCGTCAAGCAGGTGTTGCGTGTTGACGAAGAGACCCACGCCGTTCCGGAATTCGGCCTCCGTTGGCAGCGGATTTTCTGCACCTTTAATCTCGCAATCGGCGATGACGATTTCGATATGCGCCGCCCCGGCCTGCCGGAGCCGCTCGGGTCGGTTTCGGCAGCATTGCCTGACGGCAGTTACGCAAAACAGAAGCTTGCCGAACTGGCGGCCTGTTTTGCTGCTGAAAACCCCGATCAGTTGACCACTATCCATGGTGTGACGGCTGGGCCGGGCGACACCTCGCTTGAAACAGGTCAAGACGACCTGATCCCCTGACCGGAGATTTCCAATGTCCAAGATTTATGTGGCGGCCGAAGGGTGCGCCATCCCCGGCGGCTGGCCGGAAGGTGGTCGCCCTGTCGATCCGCTCTCGCGCCAGCATCGCCGCATGATCGAGACCGGTGACCTGGTCGAAAAAGAACAGCCCGCAGAAACGCCGGCCGAACCCGTGAAACCGTCCAGGAAGGATTGACCCCGATGGTGAACAACATTCCCGACAATATCGTCGCACCCCTGCTCGCCTTCGATATCGAGTCAGGCGGACAGTTCTCTTCCGAACTGAACGAGATCCTGCTCGGTTTCGGCACCGCCGACGGCGCCCTTGCCGAAGGTGAGATCGCCATCTGCAGCACCGTCAATGAAGCCCGACGCCTTGCCGGTCGCGGTTCGATGCTGGAAAGCATGTTCATCCGTACCCGCAAGAATGCGCCCGCCCAGGTCATCTATCTCGGCCGCGTCGCCGATACCGGCACGGCGGAAATCCGGACGCTGACCGTGGGCGCCATCCCCGCGGCGGGCGGTCAGGCTTTGGTTCAGATCGCTGGCGAAAGTGTATCGATCGATATCGCCGCCGGGACCTCGGCGAACGATGCGGCCTCGGCGCTTGCGGCGGCGATCAACGCCTATTTCAATGCGCTCACGAAGAAGAGCCTGCCTTTCACGGCGACGGTGGCTACGAACGTCGTCACCCTCACGGCCCGGCACAAGGGCGCATATGCGGGCAGGCTCGACATCTTCATGCCGGTTCTGGAAGGCGGAAACGTCTTTACCAGCACCAACCTCACGGCGGCGACAACCACGGCAGGGGCTGGCAATCCGGACCTTTCCGCCATCCTCGCTGCAATGGGCGACGATCCATTCGAGGCGATCGTTTCCGCATTCAGCGACGATGCCGCCGTGGCGCTGCTCGATGCATTCGTGACGTCTCGCTGGGGATATGATCAGCAGCTCTACGGCCACGCGTTCTATCCCTTCACCGGAACGGATAGTGAGGTGAATACGAAGGGTCTGGCCCGCGACACATGGCATCTGTCACTGATCCCGATCCTTTCGGGCGGCGGCAATAGCACCCCGGATTACGAGGCCGTCAGCGCCGTTGTGTCACGGGCGCTGCCCATGCTCGGCTCCGGCTCTGATGGTCGCGTTTCCGCTAACCAGTCCGGCCTTGTCGTCAGCGGTGTGATCGCCCCGCGTGATCGCAATTACTGGCCGGATTATCCTACGCGCAATGCGTGGCTGCAGAACGGCGTTTCGGCATGGAAGGTGGACCGCAGCGGCGACGTGATCATCGACAAGATCATCACCCAGCAGCAGACGACGAACGGCGTGCCGGACACGGCACTGCGCGATATTCAGGCGGTCTATCAGTTGACCTACGCCCTGAAATTCATTCGCGCGCAGCTGGCCTACGAGCATTCGAACAAGGCAATTGCCGACGACAATCCGGCCAATCTGCCCGCCTTGGTCACAGTTCTGGATATCAAGGCGACGCTGGTGCATGCTTGCATTGACCTTTCCCGGCGCGGCGTTCTGGAGTTTGGCAACGATATCGCGGCGCAGATTACCGTCACCCGCAATCTCGACAATCCGAACCGGGTGGACATTGTTCTGCCGATGGATCGCGTCAACCCGCTCGATATCTTCGCCGGCCTTGCCCGCGTCTACGCTCAGCTTTGAGGCGGTCTCCGCCTCTCCCTCTTTTTGATCCTTTCTGCGGAGAACACCCATGGCAGGCAATGATTTTGGCGGGCGCATGACCGCCCGTCTCGCGAGCGGCTCCCTTCTGTCGTTGCGCGGCAATTTTACCGTGATGTCAGCAGGCCAGTCGAATGAAGCCGTCACCAACCAGGACGGCTCGACGGACCGCGTCGGCACGCCGACCGCGCCGCGCGCCGAGGTGACTTTCAAAGACGCCAGCAATGTCGACTTCAATACACTGATGACGGCGCCGCGCCAGAATTTCACGGTGCATGAGGAGTTCACCGGCGTGACGCATTATTTCTTCAATGCGTTTTTCAGCGGCGAGCCGAGTTCGAACCGGCTCAACGGTGAACTCTCTGGCCTCCAGATCGTCGCTGAAGCCTACCGGCGCGGATAAGGGGCGGTCATGGCAGAAAGGATCATAACGCTTTCCCGGAAATATGAATTTCTGGGCGTCGAGCCTTTCTCGGAGGTTCGGCTTCGGGCGCCGACATACAAAGAGATTTTCATGGATGGAATCGGCGAGCCGCGCGAAACTCATGTGGTTGCCGGTCAGCCGATGGTGGTGACGCATTACGAGGCGATTGACCGTCATCTCCTGAATATCTGCCGGTCCCCATCCTATGACGCCCTTTCGGTGTTGGAAGCGCATGACGCGATCGAGGTCGCTGAGGCGGTGTGCGATTTTTTTATGCGGCAGCCGGAGTTGCCGAAGCCGTCGACCTGATGGTGTTCCAGCTTGGCTGGGACCCGATGCGAGTGCAGGAAATGACGGCCGCTGAAATCGAGCACTGGTGCAATCGAGCTGTCAATTTTGCCGAACGAAAACGGAGCCGGTCATGAGACTGGAAATGAACAGCAAGGATTTCGAGGAACTGGAGCGCGCCTTCCGGCGGCTCCCCGGCGAAATCCGCACCAAGGCAATGCGCAGGGCAATGACGCGCGTCGCCCAGACGGCACGATCCCGCATCGTTGCTCGCCTGGGACCGCATACGCAAATGCCGCGCGAGCTGGTGGCGTCGCTGACGACGGCGCATTTCAACGCCGGCGGCAACACCTCCAAGGTGGTTGCCGAGTCCGGCTGGATACCCTTGCAGCGTCTCGGCGCAGTGCAGAATGCATCCGGCGTCTATGCGAAGCTTCGCGGCTCGTATCGCCACGCCTTCATCGCCGCCATGAAAAGCGGCCATGTCGGCGCATTTCGTCGGGTGCCGGGCACGCAAATGTCGTCTGCGACCGGCAAGCGCGAGCAGATCCGCGAATTGTTCGCAGCGAACCCGGCCCATGCCATCACCAACAATCCGGATGTCTATCTGGATGTCCTTGCTGGCGTAATCGAAGACTATTTCTTTCCGCGCGTCATTCACGAAATCGAACGCCTCTTACCTCGATAGGATGTATCCATGGCCAATCGGAAAATCCGGGCGGAGCTTGAGATTGATGGCAAGGACAGTACCAGTCCAGCTTTTCGATCCGTCGCCACCCGTATGGGCCAGATCGAGCGTCAGATGTCGCGGTTCAACAAGACCGCTGCGGATTTCGACCGGAAGGTCGCGTCGATCAATCGCCATTCGGCTGGAATGCAGCGCGCCGCAGAAGGCTTCAATAAGGCAGGTGCGATGCTCAGAACCGGCATCGCCGGCTATGGAGCCTATGAAGTAGGCCGCGCGATTGCGGGTACGGTCAAGGATTTCGCCGCGCTCGAACGCCAGATGACCCGTATCGGCATCACGGCCGATGCCTCGGCCACGCAGACAAAAGAGGCTTTCGCGCAGGCGCAGCAGATCGCCAAGGATCTGAACTACGATAGCGTTCAGCCCGCCATTGAGGCGATTGATACCCTTGTTGCCTCCGGCAAGTCGCTGGACGAGGCGATGGCGTTTCTGCCTTCCGTACTCGCCACGGCGCAGGCCACGGGTGCGGCAACGCAGGACATTGCCAACACCGGTCTCAAGGCCGCTGACGCCCTGAAAATCGAAACGAAGGATATGCAGCGCGCCTTCGATATCATGGTCATGGGCGGGAAAGCCGGCCAGTTCGAATTGAAGGATATGGCGCAGTACATCCCGGGACTGGCGAACAGCTTCGCCACGCTCGGTTACAAGGGTGAGGGCGGCCTGAAGAAACTTGTCGCTATCCTTCAGACGATCCGTGAGGACACTGGCGATGCCAGCAGCGCCGCCACACAGGCGCAGAACATCTTCGGCAAGATGTATTCTGAAGAAACGGGCAAAAAGTTTGCCAAGTTCGGCATTGATCTTCGAAAGGAGATGGAGGCTGCAAAGAAAACCGGAGAAGACGCCGTCACCGCTTTCATCCGGCTTTCGAACGAAGCGATCAAGGGCGACCTTTCCAAGCTTCCACTACTGTTCAGCGATCAGGAATTCCGCCTCGGTATGCAGTCCCTGATGACCAGCAGTGACAGTCTGAAGCGGTTCATCGATACGATGAATTCCGCTGAAGTTAATGGCACGGTTTTCCGCGATGTGAATCGCATCTTCGGAGACACGCAAGCATCGATCGACAGGATGTCGAATAGCTGGGAGAAGCTTAAAACTTCTCTGGGAGAGAGCGTTGCCCCTGTTGTTACGCCCCTGATGGATGGCGGCGTGAAGCAGATTGATCGATACAACGCCCGCCAGCGCGGTGCGGAGAAACGTGGCTGGGGTTGGTTCCGTCGAAACCTTGGGGTCATATCCACGACTGAGGAAATGGATCTCGCTTATGAGGGTGGGTACCGCGATGAAAAGTTTCTCGGCGAATACTGGGCTTCCAGATATGGCGCCGGCAGAGACGATCCGCGACGCCCCCGCGCCTCGACTGGTCGTCAGGGGCGGCCGGTTGTTATTGGGGATTTCCCGGGCGGTGGGCATGGATATACCAACCGGACATTACCTGCTGGTTCCGCACCCGTTCCTGCACCTCGCCCCAGGGAGGTTCCTTCCGGCCCATCCGCTATGAGTGATCTCCAGCGGCAGTATCGCGAATACGGACAGGGCCGGGTGGCTGGACAGAAGATTTCGACTGAAGTCGCGAACATGGATGTGTTCCGCGGCATTCGCGAGCGTCTGGAGCAATCGACCGAGATTGCCGGATCACAGGCCGGAAAGTCGATTGCCGATGGTGGTCAGACGGCTGCTGCCGCTATCGAGAGCGGATCGCAGAAACTTCAGACTGCCGGGGACAGCTTTCTGTCGGGCCTCAGTGCTGCGGCACAAAAGCTACTCGATGCGGCAAATAGGTTGCAGAACATCCGGATCAACGCGTCAGCGATCGGGGCACAAGGCGGCCGGGCTCTCGCAAACGCTGATACCGGCCGGACCTTCCCGCCGGATATCTCGAAGCCGACTGGCGCACAGTAAAACCCGATAATTGGAGACACGAAGAATGAGGGACTGGGCATCAACACTCAGGCGCGCCAGTTTTCGCGGTGTCAGCTTCTGGGTGGAGTATGAAGATCTCTCCGGCGGCAAGCGTCTGGCGCGGCATGAATATGCTGGTGGCAAGCGCACGCGCATGGAGGAGATGGGTCTTAAAACACCGGCATTTGGTGTGACCGCTTATCTACTCGGCGATACCAGCGATGTCTCTGCAGCGTTGCTTTCGTCGGCCTGTCTGGCGGCAGGTCCCGGAAGGCTGGTTCTTCCTATGGATGCTGGCCAGCTTGCCTATGTCGAGGATTTTCACCGGTCACGGGAGCGGGATCGCCGTGGGTATGTCGCATTCGAATTCACGGCGATACCGGCATCAGGCGAAGTTCTCCCGTCACTCAGCCTCGCCGATGTGGATACCACATTTCTCACCGCTTTGTCGGCAGCCGCGTCTGCATTCGGGAGGTTGTTCTGATGGCTGTAGACAAACGGGCAATATGCGAATGGCTTGGCAGTCTCGCAACGACCATCGTCACCGATATGCTCGACGCGGAGAATATCGCAGCCCGCCTCGATGCGGCGCTCGTGTTGTCCGCCGATGATTTTGCGATGGAAAGCCTGTCGATTATGCGGGTTGTTGCCGAGAGTATTTCGTCGGCCTCTGGCTTCGACACTCTTCGATCCGGGCAGTTTGAAGATGCCGAGACCGCAAATGCATGCTCTGTCTTGCTTGCTGTTGGGCTTGCGATTGCAGGCGGGCGTGCGGACTGGATTTCGCGGCCGCAGGCGCGCGCCGGCAGAGACCGGATTGCTTCGGCGGGCGACGCTGCCCTGAGTGTGGTCTCGGCCATGGGCGCAAACGGCGTCGATCTTTATGTCTGGCTCTCTGCCCTGACGAACATCGCCGTGCGCCTGGTGTCCGAGCAGGCGGCTGACGCCGTTCCCGTGGTTCGCGTCGAGACGGGTATATCGCTGCCCTCGACGTTTCTGGCTTACCAACTTTACGGCGACGCCGGCAGGGCTGAAAGCCTTGTCGAAATCGCCGGCGTTTCGACACCGATGCTCATGCCGTCAGCCTTTAGTGCTCTGGAAAAATGATGCAGGACAATTCGACAGAACCATTCGAGACGGTCGTCTGCGACGGTCTGCCGCCGATCATCCGCATCAATATCAGGGTGTCGGCAGAAGAGGCTGCGCGCAGCGCGAGTGCCGTTTTCGTCATCACGGGATCCGGTCTGCCTGTCATGCCGGGGAAGCCGACGAAGATTACGGCGAGCGGCGATCTGTTGCTTACCGGCTATGTGCGCGATGTCGATACCGGTTACGATGAAGAAAGCCGGTCACTCTCCTGCGGCATCATCTCTCGGACCGTGGATTTTGTCGAATGCTCGGCCGAACATGCGAGCGGTGAAATTCTCGACAAGAGCCTCGACGATATTGCGAGGGATCTGGATAGCCACGGAATCGGCATTGAGACGGATGGCAGCGAATTGCCGAAAGAGGCGCGCCACAAGCTCATGGTCGGGGAGAGCGCGTTTTCCAGCATTGAGCGTCGTTCGCGAGGCCGTGGTGTTCTGATCCACGACACGCCGGAAGGTCGCGTAAAGTTGGCGACGAAGCCTGCCGGAAAGCATGCGGGCAGGCTGAAACGGGGTGTCAACATCCTGCCGGGATCCAGCGCCAGCTTTACGGAAAAGGGCCGGTACAGCGATATCAAGGTTCGCGGGCAGGCCACGGAAGGCAGCGATAAACAGCAGTTTCGCGGCCAGTCTTCGGCGAAGGATAGTGGCATCAGCCGAAAGCGGACGCTGATCCTGCGGCACGAAGGCGAAGCATCTACTGGCCGCATGAAAAAGCGCGCCGCATGGCACGCCAGACGGGCGGCAGGCAACGGCACTACGGCAAACATTGTCGTCAGCGGATGGCGTGATGAGGCGGGCAAACTCTGGCAGCCAAACTACCTTGTTTATGTTGATGATGACTGGCTTGGTCTCGACGGCTGGATGGTCATCAAGAATATCGATTTCGAACAGGGCGATATGACGAAAGCGACGCTTTCGCTTGCCGACCCTCGCGCACTGGGCGGTGAAAACCCGCGAGGCAAGACGGCATCCGGCTATTCCGCTGCGGCGGTGGATGAAGGGGATTTTGAGGACGAATGAGCGGCTTCATACGTTTCGACTTCGATGGCCGCCTTGAAGAAAAGGCTGGTCAGCAATTTGTCTCGGGGCGGGGCATGTTCAATGACGGCTACACCCGTATCCATCGCCCGGAGCCACATGGCTTTGCTTCTTCACCGCCGGCGGGGTCGAAAGGTCTTCTGCTGCCGTCGCCGGGCAATCCGGATTTCGCGGTTGTTCTTGGCCTCGAGCATCCGGGCCACCGTCCGGCTGACATACCGGGTGGTGGTTCGGCGCTTTACGATGCGTCCGGCAATATCATCAAGGTCGTCATGGGTGACGGTATCGTGGTGGATGTCACCGGAACTGCATTCCAGATCCGCAAGGGTGGGGTGACGCTCACAGTTTCCGCCGCCGGCGTCGATATTCAGGGCGGGACCGTCAAGCACAACGGCAAGGATATCGGCGACACACACCGCCACACCGGCGTGGTTCAAGGCAGCGATCAAACGGGCGTGCCTGCATAGGAAAACACACATGCTTCGCATCATACCCCTCGACGAGGCGGACGAAATCTATCGTTCGCCCGATCTCGGCTGGGATGGCCTTGTCGGCGATCTTCTGCTGAACGACTTCGGACATTCGACGGCGCCAGGTGATTTCCGGGCGGAGCAGGGGCTGGCAACACAGGTTTTGATCTTGCTGATGACTGATCGCCGCGTCGAGGACAGCGAACTGCGCGACGGCGAGCAGAACCGTGGCTGGCTGGGCGACAGCTTCGATCGCCTCGGTGGCGAGGATGTCCTTGGTTCGCGGCTGTGGCTGCTGACGCGACGGTCGATCTATGACGGTATCGAGGTGGATGCGCAGGACTATGCGCGCGAAGCCCTTGAGCCGCTTGTGACGCAGGGCGCCGTCGCGAGTGTCGATGCTGTCGCCACGGCGAACCGCGCCGAAAACCGCCTTGATCTCGATATCGTGCTTTATGGGCGCGCCGGCGAGGCGGTGTTCAATCAGAAATTCGGACTGTTATGGAGACAGATAGATGGCGTGGAATATCCGCTCGCTGGATGATGCCTCGGCTGCCGTGCGCGGCGCCTTTCGCCGGTATCTTCCCGGCACGGATACCGCCCTCAAAAACAATTTTGTCACGATCGTCGCCAAGGTTCTGGCGGCCATCTCCTATGAATTCGAACTGCGCATGGGGTGGCTGTCGAAACAGATATTGCTTTCGACCTCGACCAGTCTTGCATGGATCAAGCTGCATGCCGCCGAGGTGGGAATATACCAGCGGGTTGCCACGGCTGGGAGCGGGGAGATTACCGGAACCGGCGCGGCTTTAACCACCTATCCGTCCGGCATCCGTTTCGTTTCCGGCAATGTGGCGTATGTCTCCACCATGCCCGTCACGTCGGCTGCCGATGGCAGCATGACGATACCTGTTGTGGCCGAAGTCCTTGGATCGACCGGAAACCGCGCGAGCGCGGGTATCCTGTCGCTTGCGGATCCGGGCCTGTATCCGACACTCGGAACCAGCTGGGTTGTCGATGACGACGGCCTTGGTGGAGGTGCAGATGCGGAAGATGCCGATAGCCTGAAAAAGCGAGCCTTGCAGCGTAAGCGCAATCCGCCTGGTGGCGGCACGCTGACAGATTATGAGCGCATCGTGATGGGCGTTTCCGGGGTGTTGAAAGCATGGGCCTTTCGCGTTCCAAACTCTCCTGGTGGCGTCGTGGTTCATTTCCTGTTTAATGGCCGCCCGGACAATATTCCGATTGCCTCCGACGTGGAAGCGGTACAGGTGGCTATAGATGCGCAGCGTCTTATCCGTGTGGATGACAGCGTCGCAACGGCGCCAGTTCCCCGGCCGGTCGATGTTACAATCACCGGGCTTTCAGGCGATACCGCCGAAATCCGTGCAGCGATCAAAAGCGGTATAACCGCCATGTACCTTGCAAGGTGTCGCCCTGGTCTGACGGGCGACAGTTTCACCGTCTCGCGGAGTTGGTATTCGGAAGTGATTTCTTCGGTAACGGGAGAGGAGCGGCACACGCTCGTCGAGCCTGTCGGCGATATCGTGCTGACGGGAGGTGAGTTTCCGATCAACGGGGAGTTCGACTTTGGCTCGTGATCCGGGACTGAACACCGTAACGACGACGGCCAGCGCCGGCGCGCCAACCGGTGGCGTGCCGGCTGCATGGGATAACCTGTCATCGCCATCCAATGATGATCTTATCGGTGGCGCTGTCTCACTCTGGCCGCCGGGGACGGCCTTCGGGACGCCCGATGGTCAGGCGATGTCACTGTCCAGCCTACTTGCCAATTTTACCAGGGTGCTGATTTCCCCTTGGGAATGGCTCTATGCCCGCGCATACAAGCTCACCACCGAAAGCACAGTCTTCGGCGTGGACGAAATGCTTGGCGACTGGGAGGCCGAATACGGGCTTCCCGACGCGTGCGGGGCGGAAGACGAAACCATTGCGGGGCGGCTGCGCGCGCTTGAAGCCAAGCTGATGGCTGTCGCCATCATCACGCCATCGGATTTCATCCGCCTGGCGGCTTCCTTCGGCTTCACTATCACTATCGAAGAGCCTGCGATCTTCGAATGCGGGTTTTCGGAATGCGGCGGCGAACACACTGTCGGTGATGTCAGGCAGGAGGTTTACTGGCTGGTGACCGTCACGGGCCTTGCAGTCGATTACTTCCGCTGCGGTGAAAGTGAGTGCGGTTACGACCCGCTCTTTTCCTTTGGCGAGGCGGAGCGTCTGCTTTGCCTCCTGCGTCAACATTCGCCGGCATGGGCAATCCCCGTTCTGGCTAGTTAATCGGAGCATTAAATGAAGTATCATCCCCCTTTTGGTTCAACTGATCCAAACGCTTCATACGTAGACAAGAGTGTGCCGGGTGCTGTTCGAGGCTCGGCCGTGCCTGGGGACGCTGTCGAGGATCCTCAGCGCGAAATCGTAAATGTGATTACGAAGTCAGGCATCATCGCCGATGACGTTCTCCAGCTTGCGAAAGCTATACAGTCGGGACGGCTGAGCTACGCCGTGGCTGGGGGAACAGCAAACGCTTTGACAGCCATATTACCCGAAGTACCGGCCGAGATTGCGGACGGAATGACGATCAACATCAAGATCGGCACAACCAACTCAGGTGCGGCGACTTTAAATGTCAACGGTCTGGGCGCCAGGCCAATCGTCTCGCGCCGGGGAAATCCGTTAGTCCAAGGCGATTTGCCTTCCGGGACGATGGCGACATTCGTGGCTCTAGGTGGGAGTTGGATCTACGCACCTCTTGAGGCATCCAGCTTTCGAAGAAGGTTGAGTGCCGATACCAACTTCTATGTTGCGACGACCGGTAACGATAACAACGATGGTTCGGTCGGATCGCCGTGGAAGACCCTAACCAAGGCTTCCAATTACCTGCAGACGCAGATCGACCTGAACGGGTTTACGGTCACGATAAATGTCGCGAATGGCACCTACACCGATCCGTTCCAACTCGCAGGCTATGTTCCCGGTCAGACCGGCCCAACGAAGGTCCAGGTCGTTGGCAACGTAGCAAACCCGACGTTGTGCTTTGTAAATTGTGCAACGGTTTCTCCTTTTGGAGCATCCTATGGAGCAGCGTTCCAAGTAAAGGGGTTCCAGGTAGCGGCGAGCTCAATTGTCGCTCAGAACGGGTCGGGCTTGTACGCTTCAAATGGCGGGACACTCAGCTATGAGAGTATGGCGTTCAATGCTTGTGTGTATGCTCAAGTGTTAGCCGAACTTGGCGGATACTGTGTCTCTTCTGGATCCAATACCATTAACGGGAACTGCTCCACTCATTTGTTCGCTAAAGACAGTGGAACGATATCGATCGCTAATCGAGCTACGACTATCTCTGGCGGCCCTACCTTTAACGGTGCATTCGCATCCGCTGAAAGCGGTACGATTGAAGCCGCGGGCGCAACTTTCATCGGGGTGTCGAATGGTCCTCGGTATTACGCAAATGCCAACGGTGTGATCAAAACCAACGGGGGAGGCGGAAACTTCTTTCCGGGAACAGCCGCCGGAAGCACGAATGCGGGAGGCCAATATCTATGACGTACTCAACGGCACCATTTATCCGCAAGTCCCCGCTGGAAATGTGGGAAAAGTCTTCCTTCATTTATGACGGGAATCTCTATCGCGTCGAGTTTCGCCGTCAATGGACCGAGTTTGTCGGAATATCCATCATCATCGAGAAGTATCTTGATGTGATGGACGCGTGGCAACGCATGGCGGAAATTCCTTTCTCTGGCTGTTTGGGGTGCGCCTTTAGTGAGGGAGGTAGAATCTTCCTTTTTGCGGTGACGACGCCAGTGGCCGGATCAAACAAGATCATGAGGTGGGAAATCGATCCCGCAACATGGACCATCCCGGCGCCGCCTCAGTTTGTTCGGCAATCGTCGGGCGGCTACCAATTTTTCAATACATCGGTCTGCGCCGGACCTCACGGCTACATTCTAGTCTATGAAACGAATGAGGCATCGCCCTTCTCGTTTCGTTTTCTTCAGTCGTCAGATTTGGAAGCATGGCAGCCCATCGGGGACCTGTGCAATCGCGATTTCTATTCTGCGTGCCCCACCATCTCCTACGCTGAAAACGGGTGGTACATGGTTACCTATCTTTTCTGCGTTGGTGGAAAATACGTTACTGCGATGGCCCGGACAAATGACTTCGTCCGTATCCAATCGTTCGGCGGCAACGCACATCTAACGGCATTCCAGCAGCTCCTGGCGCCTGACGCTCAAGGCGAAGGAATAAACACATCAGATGTCGATTTCATAGAGTGGAACGGAAAGGTGAAGTTCAATTATCTGATCGGTGACCAATCGACATGGGGCATCAGTAATGAGGCCGAATATGACGGCACCCTCATTAATCTGTACCATGAATTCTGGCCCGGCCCTTAAGTCGCCAAGCCAACGCGAAGCTTCTTGGTCGGGTATGCTTGCCGGATCTTGCGGTTGAGTGCATTGCTCACCTGGCATAAAGGGAGTGCGGTTATAATTGTGATGGCAAGGACCAGAGATGGGTAGGGAAACCCTGAAAACTGCAGGGCGAACAGCACGGGGATGTGGATCAGGTAAATCATGTACGACATATCCCCGAAACCTTTTTCTATTTTCCCCTTAAAGGTCTCAAGCATTAATGGCGCTCCCAAAGCGAGAGTGGGTAGAAGTAGCCAGTTCGCGGATGCTGGAAGAAGGTCGTAAATCATGATCCAAATCGTAATAGTGACGACTAGAATTTTTCCAATGAGTTCAGGTGCTTTCTTCATTGCCGGCACAAGGAAATAGCAAAGTGACCCAGCGGTAAAATACATAAGTGTGACGGGGAACACTCGGAAATTCCATGGCTCTAAGTCTCCGAGAAGCCGGACGAGAATCAACCGGGAGGCGACTGCCAGGAGAAAAATTCCGGCCAGCTTGAGAGGGGACCGACATACAAACGGGGCTAAGAGATAGAACATTAATTCAATCGACAGCGACCAGGATTGAGGCAGTGCGAGCAAGGTGGTGGTTGGTGCTGTCTGGAGCTTCAAGGGGACCACTTCTAAGCCTGCTGGCGTGCCATCCAAGAAAAGCACTAGGTCTGAGCCAAAGATCGCGAAGTTAGCGATATATCCAAGGATCTTTGCCCCGAGCGTTGTCTCTCCCTGCCAAATGCGGAGCAGAAGATTGTCGTTGCAAAAATACATGACGATTAGAGCGCAAAACAATGCCACCATGTAGCCGGAGTAAATTCTGGAAAATCGGTTCCAGTAAAATCTTGAAGTGGATGTGTATGTCTCGTTTAGAACGAGCGCCATTAGGAACCCGCTCAAGATAAAAAAAGCCTGAACAGAAGTCTCCCCGCCGGTCATCATCCCAACGCCGTAAACCGGGCCAGCATGAGCCAGCACGACGGAGACAGCTAACAAAAAACGAATATAGCCCATGGATAATGCCTTTTGGTTGAAGCCGATGTTTCTCGCAAAAGCCGAGAATGGGCAAGACCACTGACACCTTTAAATCAAAGGATCCTCGAATGTTTAATCCTCGTGACTGGTATTGGCGGCGCGACAACGGAGCCGTCTATTCTTCCGCTCGACAGACTGTCGTTTCGAAAGACGACGAAAATTACAACGATTGGCTTGGCAGCGGTTATGCGCCGACACGTTGGCCGGAAGATGTAAGTGGCCAGCAGACTGATGCTGCTCTTGCGGGTGTCCTGTCACCGTACGGTTTATCAGTGACGGCTACGGCCATTGATGCCGTGCGACAGGCCAGGATCCACGATCTGTCAGCCCGGTGTGAATCTGAAATAACGTCTGGCTTTGTTTCTGAGGCCCTCGGCGCCGCTCACAAATATCCGAGCGGCGTCAAAGATCAGATTAACCTGATGGGATCCGTGACGGACAGTCTTATCCCGGATCGGCCGGCAGACTGGCAAACGCCATTCTGGGTTTGTGATACACAGGGGCAGTGGTCATTCAAACCACACAGCGCCAGTCAAATTCAGCAGGCGGGGCGAGATGGGAAAGAACATATCGTCAACTGCCAAGCCCAGCTAGAAGACCTTTCGAACAAGGTGACGGCTGCTAAATCAGTGAAGGCTGTAGAGGCTATTAGTTGGCCGGTCACTTAAAGATCAGCCGCCAAGGCTTCTTGTACTTCAAAAGCTTCGCTTCGAGGAATGCGATACGCTCCGCCATCTCTGTTTTGACACGTTCGTGTTCAGCCTTCAGTGCATCGCGTTCGGCGTCGAAGTCTTCAACTGCTGCAGCAAACCGAGCTTCGCAGTCCTCATAGGCTTCCTTGTAGCTGTTTGATGAGCTGGTCTGCCCGGTGGTCGGTATGCGTCCAGTCATCCCATCGCTCCACATAGGACCGTCATAGTCTCCCTTGAAGCGGAGAGCGACCGCATGGGCCTCGTCAAGTTGCTTTTGGTTGGCGCCGTGAGAGATGTTGCCGTCCATGTATTCTAGGATGATTTCGTCATCGACATGGGCAAGGAAAGCGCCATCTCGGGCCAATTCAAGAAGCAGTTCATAATCCATGCACGTCTTGTTATCGGGATTATGCTGGTATTTTTCGAAAACGCGGCGGCGATAGAAAATAGTTTGCAGGTCGGTGATCGTGCCGTGCTTCAGTAGGTTCTCCACGGAGATCGTGTCGACTGGCGGCGGCCGGCGGATAAATTGCCGCTCCTGTACGAAGCACAGGTACTTGTTGAAGTAGACGCCGTCGAAATCAACCAGTTCGGCGTATGTAGCAACCTTGGACAGCGCGCCGGGAAGCAGAACGTCGTCCGATCCTATGAAGCCTTTGATGTCACCTGAGGCGGCTTTGTTGCCGATGTTAACCGCATCGGATATTCCGCGATCAGGTTCCTGAACCCAGAGGATATCAGGGCGATCCGTAAATTCTTTGATGATCGCGTGCGAGCCGTCAGTTGATTTCGCGTCAACGATGACGAGTTGCTTCGCTTCGTGATCTTGCGAGATGAAAGAGGAAATGGCGCGGCGTAGATACTTTTCGCCGTTGAAGTTCGGCAGAATGACAGAGATTTGCTGTGTCATGCTGGCTGCCTGAATTCTTCCAGCCCGGGATAGTCGCGGGGAATAGATAGATCGTTGGCAATCCTACGACGTATCTCCTGCTCGTGAAGAGCCGCCAGCCTGATGTCCTTCAATGTCAGGAAGAGTTTTCGTCTCTCAAGCAGGCGTTCAATTTCTGCGACACCAGCACCGCGGCTCACGCCAAGTTCATTTTGCATTTAGGCCCCCGAAGTTTCCGGCAAATTATCGGATCAATGAGACTTGCTCAAGTGGCCGGAAGCATAACCGAGCATCTATAACACAATCAGGAGAAGCCCCATGACGGCTGTAACTGACGCGCAGGTGCGCGCGGCTGCAAAAACGCGCGTGAATGACAGCAATCTCAACTCCGTGATGATGGCGCTGAATAAGTACGGCGCCGGGTTCGGCCTCGATCTACCTCATCGAGCCGTCGCCTTCCTTGCGCAGCTGCTACACGAGAGCGGCTCATTCCGTTATGATCGCGAGATCTGGGGGCCAACCCCAGCGCAGGAGCGGTACGACACCCGCACGGATCTGGGAAACACGCCGGCAAAGGATGGTGATGGCTATAAGAACCGGGGGCGCGGCCCTATTCAGGTGACCGGCGGCTATAACGTTCGGGCCTTCTACGAATGGTGCAAGCGCAAGGATCTCAATCCGCCGGACTTCGTCGCCAATCCGGACCGGATCAATACAGATCCGTGGGAGGGTCTTTCCGCGATCTGGTATTGGGACGAAGGCAACCCGGATCGGAAAAGCCTCAATCGTTATGCCGATCGCAACGACGCCGAGATGATCACTCGCCGTATCAATGGTGGCTTGAACGGATACGCCGACCGGCTGGACTATTACACCCGCCTCGGCCTTGTGGTGCTGGGGTATGATGTCAAAGATGTTCGTGGCTTTCAGGGTGCTGCAAAGCGGACAGGGTATTACAAGGGCAATCTGGATGGGCTGGATGGTCAACAAACGCGCGCTGCTATCCATCTGATGCTTGTTGACCTCGCACCGAAAGCGCAGGTCGCTCAGGTGCAGATCAGGGCTGCGCCTGTCACCGAAGAAAAGCCCGTGGCGGTCACTCCGCCCAGCCTCGATGCGCCTTGGTGGAAGTCAAAGGAGGTTATCGTACCCGTTGTAACCGGCGGTGGCCTTTCATCCGGTCTGGCGGCGGTCGGCTCGATGCCTTGGCAAAACCTTGCCCTGGTTCTTCTGGCGTTCGGCATCGCCGGCGCATTCCTCCTCTGGCGCAAAAGGGCCGACGCAAAGGCCGTCTCCGATCAGGTCAGGGAGATGGCCTGATGTGGAAGCTCATCCCCGGTTGGGTCAAGCTCGGCGCCGCGGCGGTTTTCGGCGCGGCGCTGCTATCGATCACCTCGTTTCAGGTCGGCAAGCGAGAGGGAAAGTCTGCCGCGCAGATCGAAGCGGCAAAGGAAGCGGTCAATCGCATCAACACCCTGGAGAAAAACAATGCCTCTTTCCGCAACATGTCGGATCGCCATCGTTGCCTTGTTTTCATGCGCGATAGCGGCTTGCCAGACAGCACCTGCGACTAACGGATCCGGATATCAGTTCATCCGGTTCTCGGATCCGCAGGCCGCCCGCCTCGCATCTCAGGACGAAAAGGCGGGGCCGGCTATCAACTCAAACAACCGACAGTGCAGCCAAGATGCTGCATGCCGGAAGTAATGGCGGTGACTTTCATGGAAACCGGTTATCGCGGCACAGGGATGTGGGTTCGCATCCAGCACCGATTTGGCCCACGCATGATGGAGTGGTTCATGGCCGGCCATCTCATGCTGTTCGGTTACGTCCTCCTATTACCGTCGCAGACATTCAATCAGCCGGCGTTCATGGGCTTCAACGAGATCGTGCCGTCCGAAAACTTTCTCGGCTGGATTATGTTCACTACTGGTTGCCTTCGTATCATCGGATTGGTGATCAACGGTGCGAGAAAGAATGTTACTCCACAGATAAGGCAGATTTCGGCTGCGGCCGGCTGTCTAATCTGGTCAGGCATCGCATACGCTTTTGCATCCTCAGGTGTGATTAGCACGTGGATCGCCATCTATCCGCTCTTCTCGATCGGAGAGTTGATCAATATCCACCGCGCTGCGCATGATCAGGGGGAAGCACGAAATGGAAAAATTGGCTGAACTTCCTCCGTTGGCGCTTGCAGTGTTTGGTGCAACGTTGGCGGTGATATTTGCGGTTCGGTACTTGGGTCTGTCGGCAGGTGCAAATGCTCGACCTGAAAAGAGCCAGACAGCCGCGCAGATAGCGGCTGTCATTGTTGATCCGACCGCATTGAACAACGCGACCAGAGCGCTTGAGGCTCACACAGAGGCCGTCGTCGACCTAATCGACACGATGAAGGAATCCGGGAGGTCTCTTTCCCATATGGCAATCGAGATGGATCGTATCCGCGAAGAGCTCCGTATCCAGCGAGAAGTGGCTAGGAGGCCTTGAACATAAATCGCTGTGTATAATGTTCCCAGCAATGCCAGGATGATTTCTCGGCTTTCGATCGGGAATATCCAAAGCCTCCCCATTGTTTGCACCCCGGATGCTCGCACCAGTGGTTCTCGTGTATGCCGTCGCCGGACTTGTTGGCCTGGTCACTCATCAATGCGCCTCCAGTTCCCGAAGTTTCCATCCTCCGGGGGGTGGTGAAGCTAGCAGTTTGGTGGCGCGCTGAGTGAGTTTTGCAGAGGCAATCATCTTGGCCTCTCGTTTGGATGTTGCCTTAACGCTGACGACCCACCGTCCGGATTGAAAACGGTAGGTCTTGGGCTTGGCGCTTTCGATAAAACGGCATCCAGCGACAAAAGCAACGCGCATTCGGCTCTTGTCCTGCTCGGTAACTCCCCTCACAGTCTGCCACCAAATCTCAAAATTTTGATCGACTTCACTCTTTAGCATGTTCTTATTATGTTCTGGTTCCTGCAAGAGTCAATCGTGCATCTTGTCCCTGCTGTTACCTACTGCGAGACGATGCCGTTAGGTAGCGACCTTGCTCCAAGAAATTCTGCTTGCATTCAACGGCTGGACGCGCGTGAATGTTGAGTGATTTGGAAAGTAGCGCAGTGAGGAAACTATGAATGCGATCCGCACCTTCAACGCCGATGGAAGCAAATTTGAGATTGTTCGCTCAGATGGTGAAAACATGGTCTCTTACCAAGCTTTCTGCGACGGCAAACCGATCGGCAAGCCATCACTAGTCGACCGCGCTATACATCATGACGGCACTGCCGCTGGCGTAAATCTGGACGATGTAATCGCCGACGCATACGAAAATGCGATAAATGGGATGAGGCTGGAGATCAAGAAAATCAACCAGTAA